TTATCTCGGTTTTTGATCCATCTTAGTTTGAATGATGGATGTAATTGTATTTACGTTTGAATTTGGTTTTAAATCAGCTGCAATTACAACGGTGTAATATTTCCACTTATTTCCGGATCTGGTTAAAAGTATATTTTTAATTTTTCCGGTTAAATGGTTTCTGCCGGTAATAAACTGCCAGTCGATAAGATTGGAGCTACCAAACAAATAAAAACCGGCATGTGTATTGTCTTTTGTTTCGAGCATAGTGTTTATACGAAGGCGCTGTACAACCTTGAACACCTCTGGAGCAGAAAGGTGGAGAGGTTGCGTAGTGATGAGAGTAGGTATAGGCTCTGAATAAACTTCATCACTAATATTTATTATACCAGTCACATCGACTTCTCTTAGCCCATATAATTTAGGGTAATCGTTGATTAGTAGCTTGAATGATGTGTCCAGCTTTGACCAATAACCAGATTTAAAATTGAAGGTGTACGAGTAGCTGAAGGCATTATTAGTACACAGTAGTTCTTTGTTGTCGTGATCGTAACCGATTGTGGCCCCCGAAAGGTATGTTAAGAAGTCAACAGTTGACAGTTTGTTTACAATGTTAATTAATCGTGTATCGCTTAGGAAAAACTGGTAGTGTGGGTTGTTTTTCAGTTCTTCATTAACCTCTCCGGTTAACACTTCAGAAAGTTGTGTAACTTGTGTGCCAACAGCTATGAATAATCCTAATCGTGTAGAATAAACCACACCGCCTGAAACCGATGTTACATCAACAGCCATATCCGGCACGTCACCATCAAGTGGTTTAATGTTTGAGAATGTTACATCGCCAAGTCCCTGGAACATTACATAACGCCCTTTTGATGTAAATACAATTATTGGGTGTTCTCCAAACTGACCAGAAGATAAAGGTTCAGTATTAGTTGCCACATCAAGTATTTTGCCTGTGCCTACCTGGTAGCTGTTTTCTGCCGGGAAAAGGAATGGATTGTTTACTTCTGATATTTGCAAGCGGTTTTCATCACGAAACTCTTTATTGGTGTAGTTATTAATATTTACCTGTTGTGTTACGGGAAAATCGGTACCTACCATTATTGCATTAAAGTTGTATTCGTATCTGTCAGTTATTTCAACCGGAGCAGATGAAAAATCGGGAGAATGGTAGTAGGCATAATTGCTAACAGAAGATGCTTTTAATTTAAACTCATGAATTTTATACCACTGATTTCCGTTCTGTACAAGTATGCTTATGCTTTTTGCTCTGGCATCTGGATAACCGAGTACACTTAATGATAAGACCACCCATTCTTTATTGTCGTGTTCTGCAAAAGGCCGCACACCTGCGTCTATGATCTTTGTAACGTCGCCGGATGACGTGTTTAATGTGACAATAAATTTACAATTGCGGTCTGCGATATAATTCCAGTCGTCGCTATATCGAGCTTCATCGGGAAATAATATGTAATCGCCTACCAATGTGTATGGATTTAGTGGAAAGTAACGATAGGTAGCGAATAGTGTTTTTATATCTCCAATAATGAGGCGCGAGTTGTAGTTATATGCAACGGAACCAATAAGTGAGTGGTGTGAAAATTGATCGACAGTTAGAGTTTCGCGGGTAGCATAATCCTGGTAAAAACCTTTTGTGTCGATTTCCTGAGTAGTTTCAGCTTCTCCATTCTGTATGGCTTCAATGCTTATTTCGTGAACCTTATACCAGGACGGCGAATCCACCATGTTTTTAAAGTCCTCTGATATTCGTCCTTCAAATATATCATGAAAATCAACATCAAAATCGTGATCGGTACTAGCATTGTGTACTTTATCCGTTAAAACATCATCATCAAATGTGTCTTCGTTGAAATCAAATAATTCTTCGTTCTTGCATGCAAAAATTACAACATCGGTGAAGATGTTTTTGTCGATAGAAATAAAAAGTGCACTATTGAATGACACATTTATTTTGCTCATGTAAAACTTAATCCAATTCAGGTCGTTATCATCGCCACCTCCTTCTACTGCCTGTTCATACATTGTCATGTTTAACCCAAGCTGTATATATTCGGGGATTGAATGTAGCACGTATGATCCATCATACATGCGAAAGGCTGCACGAAGCATAATGCCTCCGGTTAACAATCCTTCATCTCTATTTTCGTTGTTCAGTGCTTTATAATACTTGGCCAATATAGCTTCAGCGCCAACTGCTTTTTCGGTATAAACAATTTTTCCACGTATGTCAGATCGTGAAAAAAGCAACATCGGGCGACTTGGTATAAGGATATTGTCGTATTTGTTTTCATCTCCGTTCCAGATAAAACGGTCCATTCCTTCTTCGTGAATAACGACCATGAAGCGCTTGATAAATTCAATTTTAACTTCACCAATAAAACCATTGGCGATTAATGTGCTTACACCGGTTTCCATTGTAATTAAGTATAGTGCCTGATCAGACAGTCCAATGTAATTGTGTACATTGTCCTGATCGTGCAACCATATCTTTTGAAAACTTCGTGCAGGCAAATTAAATAACTTTGGTTTTGTTCCTACTGGTTCCATCCTACCGTTGCGGTGCCGCCAGTTTATTAATTCGTCACACCACCCATCTTCCCGATTATGGTCTGAATATGGTGTCCTTCTGTCAATTCCTTTAATATCGAATGCAACCTGTAAATTATTCATTGTTATTTCTTTTTGAGTTTATCCAATAGATCGGTAAAAAAGCTACTTTCATCTTCCTGTTCTCCCGGTGGCGGCATGGCTCCCTTTTTGGGTATTGTGTATGGTCCGAATTTATTTACTACTTCGAGCAACTGACTGACGCTCATTTTTTGTATTATATTAGGATCTTCAATAAGTCGGCGTACTGCATTTTGCATAACTTCAGACATATCAGCCAGTATTGCATCTGTTTTTTCGTGTTCAAGCAACTGTTTGGCTTGAGCAGTTTCAACGAATCCCTGGAAGTGCTCCCTGTTTTCAAGGTATAGTTCCCAGTACAATTCTTTCCACTTATAAAGGGTTTGACGTGATACACCTAATTCTTTTGCCGCGTGTGAAAAGTTAAAGTCTAATTGCTCCAGTGTTTTCATGGATGCAATCTTTTGTTCCTTGCTCCACTCGTTAGGCTTTGTCTTATTTTGCTTTTTCCGACCCATAATAAGAATCAAAATTACCGGAATAAATACACCACTTCATGTATAAAATTCCTAAAATAGTGAACAATGTACACAAAATAGAGATTGAACTACTTTATTTTTACCGGGAACGTTCAAATTTAAGTAGTTATGATTGGTGCAATAACAGCAGGAGTTGGCTTAGCATCCTCCATATACGGAGGAATTAAATCGGCAAAAGCCAATAAAGAAGCTGAAAGACAGCTTGACGCTTACGAGGCTAAACAGAATGCTTTCTATGATAAGCGTCTGAATCAGGATTTTATGGAATCGAATGCCGCAAAAGGTTTGGTGGAGCAAATGCGTAAGCGCTACCAGGATCAGGCAAAAACGATTGAAAGCAAAGGTGAGGCTACCGGTGCAACGGCAGAAGCCACTATTGCTGCAAAAAGTAAGGCCAATGAGCAGTATAACGACTCAATGAATAACCTGGCGCAGAAAAGCACCTACTATCAGCTTAACAATGAGCAGAACTACCAGAATTCACTTGCAGATATGTACTCTAAGCGTATGGCACTTAACCGCAATAAAGCCCAGAATGCATCAAACTTAGCCGGAGTTGGTGCACAATTAATCAGTACCGGTGCCGATGTTGCAGCCATGGGTAAAGGGGGTAAATCAATTACAGAAACCTTAACAAGCGAATAGCTATGACAATAGTTAACGATGATAAAGAAAACAATGGTTTTACACCCATAGAACCCGATGAGAAGCAGAAAGCAGCTTATTGGGGAAACCAGAAAGGTGCTTATTGGGGCAATAATGCAGATGCGGATGGCATAAGTGAATTAAAAGACCGGCAAGGGAATGGTGTTGCTGATTTTAATGAGCTTCAACAGCAGAGTGCACAAGTGCAACAGGGAGCTGAGCAACCGACACAGAATAAAAGTTATTTAGGCGATCCGGAGGAATTGATTAACCAAATTTACACACCTGCTCCAAAGCCTTATTTTGACACTGAAGCTGCCGATTATAAAAAACGTGCAGCCAAACTTAATGCCCTTGGACAAGGATTGAGTGGTGTTGCTGATATTATATCGCTGGCCAGAGGTGGGCAGGTTAATGCTCCGGTACAAAACAACAAAGTACCAGCTTATATTAACAGTTATTGGAATCAGCGCAATGATTATTTGCGACGAATGGACGACTGGAATAACCGTGATGCAGCCAATAAAAGTTTGGCGGCACGTGTAGCGCTTAACCAGTACAATACTGATCGTAATTATGGATTAGCAGCAGGAAGGGCCGCTAATGACGACAAATGGAAACAACTTCAATACCTGCAAAAAGAAGGTTATAACCAGTGGTTAAAAGATAAGCACACACAAGATAGCGAAGAAAGCCGCCGCCGATGGGAAGTAGAAATGGACTGGAAAATGAAACTTCCATACATTAATGCAGCATTAGCCAAAGATAAGATGTGGTGGAAAGTTCAATACGACAACGACAAGAAAATTTACACGTTGCTTGATGAAAATGGTGTTGCCCGTCACCAATTAGCAGGTGATGGAGATATACAAAAGCTTTATAGTTTAATTGTTGACGATCCGAAAATGGCCCAAACAATTTCGGGAAGAATGAAGCAGCTAAAATCTCAGTTTGGTGAAGGTGTAAACATGAACCACATGAAGGTTATTGTTTCGGAGTTCTGGGACAAGGTGCCAAACGCAGCACAATATCTTAACAGAGGACAGAAACGACAGCCTGTTACACAGGGTGATATTGATAATATTCAGGGGTATTCGGCAAGACCATTTGAATATCCTATTGTAAATATGCCAGAATCCCAAACCCAACCATCCGCAGAAGATTGGAGCCAGTACGAACTACAATAAACAGAACGAATGGAACCACAGAAGAACAACATAAATACTTATTCAGTTGATGGTAAACTTTATGCTATTCCACAAGAAAAAAACGATTCTTTTCTGAAATCGATGCCCAATGCAGCACCTGTTTATGCTTACGAGGTAAATGGTAAAAAGCTTGGAATTCCAAAGGAGAAAGTGAATGACTTTTTAAAGGATGTTCCAAACGCAAAAGCACTTTACGATTACCCGGATATGAGTAGTAATACCACACAGCCTTTATCATCGCCGGAGAATATGGAGGAAATGAAGGATACTTTTAAAAGTAATCCTCGTTCGGCAATGGGAATGGATGTTGGTACGGCAAAACAAGTTGCGCAAAGCGTTGCTGCGGATAATATTGGTTCGAGACAAGCCGAAACAAACTTCTCTGGGAATAGGGATGAGTTATTAACCGGCATATCAGCCAAAATAACACAGCTCGACCAGGGCATTACTGATCGCACTCGTAATGATGGGCTTTTAGATAAAGCCTTTTCGGGAGATGTTGATGACACTGAATATTTAGCCCGAAATCTTTATAACAGAAGTTTACGACAGGCACAGGCTGTTTCCGGCAATGGAGGGACGGGAGTAGGAGACGCCTTAAAAGACCGTAATTTCTGGACGCTTGGAGCCACTGATTTAACCACAGCCGTAAAGCTTAAGAAAGTAGCCAACAAGATTGATAACAATGAGCCCTTAACAAAGCCAGAATTATTATTGCTTGATGCCTGGCGAACTAATGAGGAAGTAAATATGGCATTCCCGGTGCAAGATGCCAAACAGGGTTACCAGGTTGGTAAAAGTGTTACCGATATGATTCCATGGCTTGCTCAGTTTGCAGCAACAAGAGGATCCGGAACTGCAGGACGAAAAGCTGTTACACAATCACTTTTAAAAGGCGCTGAGAAATATTTAGGCAAAAAAATAGGATCGATTGCAGCTAAGGGGGCAGGAGAAGTTGCGGGTGCTTATGCAGCTTCGGCACTAATGCCGCAAACATACACTGGTATAGTTGACAGATCGCTTGGACAAACCACAAAAGATGCTAACGGTAATATCGGTTTTGATAAAAGCACAGCAGAAAAGCCACTTGAGGCCATTTATAAAGGCTGGACAAGTGGAGCACTTGAAGTATTAACAGAGCGACTTGGAGAAGGAATTGAGGCCACTAAATACTATCAGAAATTACCAAAGGCCCGAATTGCCGAGCGCATGTTTGGACCAGCAGGGAAAAGAGCCGCAGAAAACTTTGGTAAATTTACAAAGGCAGTAGGTTGGAATGGTGCCCCATTGGAATACCTGGAAGAATGGGTGAATATTCCGGCCAATGCAATTCTTGTTGGTGATTCGGAATTTAAAGAAATGTTCGATGGTCCTCAGCAGTTAACTACGTTCTTAACTGTTTTAGCCATGGGTAAGGCCATGGGCATAACCAATACGGCTGTGTCGGCTATCAGTGCTTATGGTGAAGGAATGCAACAGGACAGAGAAGATGCAGCAGCTGCAAAACTTTTTAACGACAATGTACCGGAACCGGCAAGGAACCAGATAAATGAAATTTTGAACAATCCTGAGATAAGTATTGAGCAACAGGGGCAACAACTGTTTGGTATTATTAATGGATTAGGTAATAAAGAAGCTCAGGGAGCTGTTATTAACTACATTTCAACGCTTAACCGTTGGAACAAGCAGCAGGATGCAGAACAGGTAGTAGGATCGCCAGTTAATCAGGAACAGCAAACTCCAACCGTAGACCCGGCTGATACTTACCGGGCACAGGTGAGCGATTTTATTAATCAGAATCTTCACAGCGATGGTTCGTTAATGCGAATTAAAGACGATGAAGATAATGAATGGTTTGTTTCTTCCGGTAAAATGGATGATGCGGACGGGATTTTAATTGTTTACGATGCCAATTCTCCAAATGGTAAAAAAGGTATTGCAGTTTCGGATGTGCAGGGAGAGCCTGAGATGGTTACCCCTGACGAATTTATGGAGGCCGAAATGCAGCGTTTTGCGCAACAGGAGCAGGTTAAACAAGAAATTAAGGACCAAAGCGTAACCATTAACGGACAGCCTTATCTTGTGCTTGGAGATATTGAAGGTGATATTGGATTACAACCAATAGATGAAAATGGACAGCCATTGGATGCTAATCCTATTACAATGTCTCAGAAAGAATTTGAGGCAGCCACGCAGCAGAATGAAGAAGTTGTAAACGAAGCTGACCCCCTCAGTCCTTCGGACAGCTTCCCCCAGGTGGGGAGCGAACAGCCTTTGCAATCCAATGAAAATGTTGCGACTGAACCAGCAGTAGCACCGCAGATTGTTAATACGGTTAAAATAGGCAAGAACAATTATAAATACACCATCGACGAGGCCGGAAGCTTCAATATTCAATTAGAACAGGGACAGGATCCGGTAAAAGCGGAGAAAGAAATTCGGGCCACATTACCCGACGATCAGCAGCATCGTATTCAATTAACTCAACAAGAAGTAGAAATTCCTTCTTCTGTTCCATGGGTGGCACCTACTAAACAGGTTGTAACTACAGGAATAACTGTTTTACCCGAAAATACATCACCGCCCCAGTTATCTTCTAAGCAAGATGAATCGGTAAACAATTTAGAAAATAAATCTGAAAAGTTGACAGAAACAAATTCTGAAAAAGTTAATAGTCAGGATGATAGAGATTTGCAAATAGAAGAAAGTTTACAGGAAAATACAATTGTAACAACAAATGAACAAGCCAATCAGCCGAGAAGATTTATTGAAGGTGGAAATGGAATCGTTAACGAAACAATATCAGATAATAGTAGTGCTATATCACCACAAACAGAACAAACAGCCTCCGATAGTAACCTGGCTGAATTAACTTCTGATGAAACTAATGCCAATGAAAAACCTGAAGAACAGCAACAGGGAACAACTGAGCAAGTTGAACAGCAGGGAGAAACTGTACCGGAAAAAAAGGAACAAGATCGGGCAGAAGGATTGGGCGAAGAAACTCAAATAAGTTTACTTAGTGATGAATTGCAGCAAGCCGGTGAAATTGCCGATGAAAAAGAAAGTGTTCAACGTGCAGAAGCCGAAGTAAACACTAATCCTACCGAAGGACAAAAAGAGGCCGGTAATTATAAAAAAGGCCATGCCCGGTTTAGTGGTTTTGATATTACCATTGAAAACCCAACAGGAAGCACCCGAAGCGGAAAAGACCAGAGCGGTAATAAGTGGAGCGTTACGATGAATAACAACTACGGTTATTTTAAACGTACCAAAGGAAAAGATGGTGACCAGGTAGATGTTTTCCTTGGACCAAACAACCGCAGTCAAAAAGTTTATGTAGTTGACCAGATAGATCCGAAAACCATGCTGTTTGATGAACACAAGGTTATGCTTGGTTTTAACAGTGAACAGGAAGCCCGGGAAGCTTATTTGAGTAATTATTCAGAAAGCTGGCCGGGATTGGGTGCTATTACCGAAATGAAGAAGCCTGACTTTAAAAAGTGGCTCGGACAGAACGACCGCAAAAAAGGCCCGAAACGTAAGCCGGTTAGTAAATTAGTTCAAACCCGTATTAAAAAGCAGCCAACACTTTCGCCGGAAGAAAAACAGCAACGAAAAGAAAATAAGGCAAAGGCACTGGCTATTGAACCGTTAAGTTTAGAGCAGCATATTCTTCAATACATTGTTAGCGGAAACCGATTGAATTGGGGCGAAATAAAACGTGAATTATTTCCGAGGTCGAGAAGCGAATTGAATAAACGTTTCTGGATGCTAAAAGCCGATGCACAAACCATCGATGAGTTATTGGTTAAAGATGGAGCCGTATCGGGAACCGATTTTGAACAGGAAGCCCGGGAGCCCAACGTTTGGCGCAATGCTGTACTCGATGTTATATTGAGTAATTCCACTATGACCGAAATGGTAGACCGTATTCTTGCCATAGGAGAAGCCCAGGTAAACGACATTGAGCAACAGGAAAATCGAATGGCAGAAGCCATGATGGAAGCTGAACGACTGGATATTGCCAATATGAATGAAGCATACGCCGAAATGTATGATCAGTTAGAAAATAATGGTGAATTACCTTCTGAAAATGAATTAAATAACCTATTTTTGTTAGACAATGACACAGAAGAAAACATTAACGAAGGAGCAGTTTCAGCAGAAAATGGCGAAACTGACGGAACAGGAGGCAGAACGGACCGGGGAAAGCCGGACAGTGATAGCCCGGAGAATCCTTCACAATTACCAACAGAAGAAAGCTTAAATCCTAATCAGGAAAAGATCGATAAAGCTCAAACCGAGCTTACTACTCTACAAAGCAGATTAAAGAAGAAGGAGGCTGAGATTAACAGCCGCAACGGGATATTTGGTGATACTGCCAGTAAACCCGGTGGGTTGTTTATTGACGAACAGTTTGATATGGCTAATGCCCAACAAGTAGTTGAAGGCATTAAAGCTGAAATTACCAAGAAGGAACAGGAAATTGAACAGCTTACCAAAGCCGGTGAAACTGCAGCTATTGAGAATTCGGGGCAAACCTCAATTACTGAACCAACAGTCAAATCAGAATCAAATAAAGATTTAACAGATAATGAGGTAGTTAGCAACAGAAAGCAAAATAAATCGGTTTTAGAATCAAATAAGAATCAAGAACCCAGGTTTTTATCCGATGTAATTAAACCTACCGGCAGTGTGTCGCCTTCTCCCACTACTGAAAAACGTATTGATGATTTTGGTGAAAAGATTGCCGGAGCCAAAAAGGATATTTACAGCACCCTACAAGGGACTACCCGAGACGATATTGTATCAAAACCTTTATCGAAGTCGTTTCCACGGCCCGACTTTGCCAAGTTGGTAGCTGAAGGTTTATTAACCAAAGAAGGAGCATTGGTTACTAAATTCCTGTATGATAATATTCCTGCTAAACCGCGCAAAAAATTCAAAATTGAGAGTTGGGCCAAACAGGTGCAGGAAGCCATTAATGTTTATTCTGATTTGTTGTCGGAAAAAGGTATGGATAAAAAGCTTATTGAAGCTTTTAAAAAATCAGATCGTGGAGCCATAAGCAGCAAGTGGGAAACATTTAGCATTACCCAAGAAGTGTTTGGTTTTCCAGAAGTAGATTTAAACACCGGAGCTTACGAAATTAAACGATTTATTAATAGTGAAGGAGAGCGTATTTCAATCGTTAAGTCGCCATATATATTGTCCGACCACAAAACGATAGAAGATGCAGCCAAGGCGCTGAAATCGCTTATCGAGAACAATAAAGAGAAATCGAAAGGAACAAAGTTTTCAGTTTACCAGGATACCAAAACGAAAAACTTCTTTATTGGTAAAAAAACAGCTACAGGAGTGTTACGCTTAGTAGATGGACTGGAAAGATCGGAAGCATTTACCATGCTTAAAAACCAGCATGCTCAATTACAGGAGCTCTGGGATAATAAGAAGAAAAACCCTAACGAACGTCGCTCAACAAACAGAGCCAGAGTTGGAACAGATTACCGCAATGGTAAGGATATAACACCTGAAGAATTTACAAATGAATTTGGTTTTAGGGGAGTACAGTTTGGTAATTGGGTTAATAACCAGGAGCGACAAGATGCGCTGAATGATGCTTACGATGCTTTACGCGATTTAGCCACAGCACTTAATATTTCGTCCAGAGCAATAAGCCTTGGCGGAGAATTGGGCCTTGCCTTTGGAGCTCGTGGTAGCGGTGGAAAACAAGCGCCTTCGGCACACTACGAATCGGGGCAAGTGGTTATTAACTTAACCAAAAGATCAGGTGCCGGAAGTTTGGCGCACGAATGGTGGCATGCGCTCGATAACTACTTCTCGCGTAAACGAGGTAAAAACGATTTCCTTACCGAAAAACCACGACAGGGAGTTGTTGTTGATGGCCGCAATGTAGTACCTGACGAACGTATTCGTAAAGAAATGCACGAAGCTTTCCAGGCAGTAGTTGACAAGATTAAAGCCTCGGGATTACCAAAACGCAGCGAAATACTTGACGAAACCCGGAGTAAACGTTACTGGTCGCAAATGCTTGAGATGACAGCGCGTAGCTTTGAAAATTTTATCATTGAAAAATTAGGAGCAACTAATGAGCAGAACGATTACTTAGCCAATTTTAAGGAAATAGGCGACTGGATTACGGATGGTGGTTTGGAAATGGATAGTTACCCTTATCCGCTTGAAGCCGAAACCGGTGAAATAAATGAAGCGTTCCAGCAATTGTTTAACACGATACAGGAGAAAACCGACGATGAAGGGAATACAATTCTTTTCCGTAAAGGCGATGTGTTTTATTCTCCAACAGAAAAAGCATTGGCCGGTATTAAACAAGACAAAGGCACACCGGAACAAATGAAAGCCATGTTGCTTAAAAACGGTGCCAAACAAGCTGAATTGGACTGGATGGATTGGGGAGAGTTTATTGATAATAAAACATCGATCACCACACAAGATATTCAGGATTGGATTGATGAGAATAAAATTGAGGTTGAGGAAGTTCAGAAAGGCCGAATTACGAACGAGTTAACAGAACAAGAACGGAAAGACTATGAAGAACTTGAAGATCAGGTAATGACAGATGGTGAAGAATCACTATCAGAAAACGACCTGAATTATTACAATGAATTAAGTTCCAGAGTTGATAAAGAGTATGACGGCACGGCTACTGAAACAAAATACCATCAATATCAACTTCCGGGAGGAGAAAACTACAAGGAACTGTTGCTGACTATGCCACAAGAAAAGGCAATTTCACTCGATCAGTTTTTAATTGAAAAAGGAATTGACCCTTATTCAGAACGCGGTCAGGAAATTATGCAGGAAGGTTCAACAGATCCGCTTGCAGTTGAATACAATCAGCGATATGGTAACAGATATACTAATGGTGATTTTAAATCATCCCACTTCGACGAACCAAACATTTTAGCACACATTCGTTTTAACGAACGAACCGATGCAGAAGGTAACAAAGTATTATTTCTGGAAGAAATACAATCGGATTGGGCGCAAAAAGGAAAGAAGAAAGGGTTTAAAGGTGAGGGATTCCCCGATGACAAAGCTAAAAGACTTGCTGAACTTGAATCAATAATGAGAGAACAATACGGAAGTATTGTAGATATGCAAGCCACAAACCCCGAACTTGGTAATGAATTATGGGATTTACGACAAGAACGATTAGCGGTTAATACAAAAGATATTGGAAGTGTTCCCAACATGCCATTCAAAAAAACGGACCAATGGGTTAACCTGGCATTACGCAGAATGATTCGTTATGCAGCCGAAAATGGTTTTGACCGTATTGCATGGACTACCGGAGAACAACAGGCTGAACGTTATGATTTGAGTAAGCAGGTAGATGCTATTTATGTTAGCATGAATAAAGATGGAAAGTATGATATTCACGCAGACAATAATAGTGAAGGTATTGAGGTAGCATCAAATATTCCTAAAGAAAAAATTGAGGACTACATAGGAAAAGAATTAGCTAAAAAAGCAGTTAACGATTTAGAACGCAAACAGATTGAATCTGATGGCAATCCTTTAACTACAAAAACTGTAACATACGAAGGGAATGACCTTAAAGTAGGCGGAGAAGGAATGAAAGCCTTCTATAACTCAATTGTTCCAAAATTGGCCGGTAAATTGGGTAAAAAGTTTGGGGCAAAGGTTGAACCGATTGAGTTTGGTTCAAAAAAAGGGAAAAATTTCATTGAATATAAGAAGCATCTAGAAAACAAATATGGTGTTGGATTCAAAAATTCAGAACTTACAGAGCAAGAGTTTGATAACCTTTACGAGTTAAAAGAAGAATCAAAAGGTGAAATTAGGTATTCGCAACAACTTTCCCTTCCTATTACTGAGCAAATGAAGGAAACAGCCTTGGTAAAAGGTATGCCAATGTTTTCGAAGAACAGTAATTTTTCCCGCAACTTAAGTGGAAAGAACGGACTGGACCAGAAACACGAAGCAACAAAATGGTTTGTTAATTACCTGAATAAGCTAAGTGGAAATATTGCCAAAACCGAGGTGGTAAAAGAGCTTAACGAATTGCCCGATCTGATGGAAGAGGCAGGAGTATCGAAGGAGAGGGTTGAGTTAATGCGTAAAGAAATTTCAGAAGGTGTTGAAATTTACGGTCTTGAAAACGCCGGTATAATTTATATTGTTTCTGAAACCAACAATACACATGAGCAGATTGCCCAAACATGGTTGCATGAAATATCTCACAGTATAGTAAGAAATGAATATTCTAACGCTGAACTGGTTGAATTATATGATACCATTGGAGAGAAATATATTCAAAGGATTCTTCCTAAAAATTACCATACTGAAAGTAAGTCGGCACAAGCCAATGAGTTAATTGCTTTTTCGGTAGAGAATTTATCAAATAATAACCGATTAGATGATATACTCAGGGGAAATGTCGATTATAATTTATTACCTTTAGCATTACAATTTGCATTACACCGGGTAACCGGAAGATTTAAAGAATATGGAACGAATAATAGTGAAATCAGGAACAATGCGGATGCACATGGGAGTACCCAAAGCAGTAGCGGACAAGTACCGCGAAATTTGCAACAAACAACCAAAAATGGACCAGCACAAAGCACTGGAACAGGCCAGAGAAGAAGTAAAAGCCGATTCTTAGGCGACATTCTCTATTCAAGTAAAGCTGCGCCCCAAACCGAAACACCCGAGTTTAAAAGTTGGTTTGGTAATTCTAAAATTGTTAACGAGGATGGAAGCCCCATGGTGGTATATCATGGTACCGCCAGAGACTTTAACGAATTTTCGAAAGCCAAAGCCCAGGACAAAGAAGGCCGCCGCATGGAAGTTGGTTGGGGTAAAAGTAAATTTTACTTTGCCGACACAGGTGGTGCAGCAAGTATAGCTGCTTCGGGAGCTGAATATTTTGGCAAAGGAAAAAACCAGAGCGTTATGCCGGTTTATCTGAGAATGGAAAAACCCATTGATTCAGATAAATATGAAGCACTTGTAGCCTCTAAGGTAGCAGAAGGTTTATCGAGAGATAAGGCTATTTCAGCAGTTGACAAGCAGATTAAAAAAGAAGGTTACGATGGCATTATTTCCGACACCGGAGGAATGGCCGTTTTCGAACCTACTCAAATAAAATCAGCCACAGGAAACAACGGGGGATTTGACCCTAATAACCCTGATATACGTTTTAAAAAGAAAACACCTCCACCAAAAGAGCCGGGGGATAGTAACTTTTTAGGCGACCATTTGGAAGAAGCCGGAAAACGTTACAACGAACGTGAAACAGCACGAAACTTCAAGGAATGGATAGGTTATGTTCGCCAGTCGTGGCAAGATAAAAACCTTCCTATTCGCAAACTGGAAGAAGAAGTTCAAAAAAGAGGCGGCCGAATTTGGAATAAAACAAAACCTTACCGAGATATTAATTTGAGTTTTGGACGCATGGAGCGCCTTTACCGCGATTTCCATGAAGAAAATATGGTTCCGGTACTGGAAGCTATCAGTGAGTTGGTAAAAGCCTCTAAAATAAATCACGACTATATTATTCCATACATATATGCTAAACATGCCGAGGAACGTAACAGATCGATGCGTATGGAAGAATACGACCGATGGCTGGAGGTAAAAGAAGCGGATGGAGAAAAGGTTAGTACTAAGGAACGCAACGAAAAGCTTGACCAGTTAGATAAAAAAGATTACTCGGGGGTGAGTTCTTTTAGCGACGAGGATATTAAGCCCGACGACCTGGCGAATATGATGGTTGAAGAATTTGAACAGCATATCGATCAGAAATACATCGATAATTTATGGGAGGCGGTTAATAAAGCCTCCGGCACTATATTGGACCACTGGTTAAAGGGAGGACAGATTTCGCAGAAACAATACAACCATTATAAAAGCCAGTACAAATATTTTGTTCCGTTACGAGGATGGCGCCACGGACTGGCTAAAACATTACGCTACCATAGCAGTAACGGTTTTGGACGCAGCTTGCGACACTCTGAAGGACGAACCAGTTTAGCCGACAATCCATTATCGAATATGGAGGCTGTTGCTTTTAAAGCTATTGGCGAACGGGTAAACAATGAGGTTAACCAAAGTTTGTTAAACCTGGTAATGGCCAATTACGACCGGGATAAATTTTCGGACTTGTATTCGGTTAAGAAAGTTTATTACATCCGCGATACTGAAATTAACCCGGAAACACACGAACAAGAAGAAGTGTGGGTACCTACCATTGAAAAGCCGAGTAAGGAACTTTTTGATAGTGGCGATGTAAAGACTGAGTACTACAAAGAACACATGAAATTGCGTTCAGGTTTCGAGAGTAGTGAACACGAAGTTATAATTAAGCGCGACGGTGGTGATGTTGCCGTAGTCTTCCCCGATGAATATTTAAGCACCGCACAGTCATTCAACCGACAGAACACCATTTTTAAAGTACTTGGTAAGTTTTACGATTCAAGTGATCTTGACCGATTATCGAAAATTACAGGGGCCGGAGGTTTGACGAATTTTATGAAGGCGATGTTTACCAGCTCAAACCCGGTATTCCCGTTTACCAACTTCTTCCGCGATGTGCCTGAAGCAGCCTTTTCTATGTTAATAGGAGAAGGCAATCCGAGAGTAATGAAGAATGTTCCGAAAGCTATGGCAACGGTACGTCGTTATCTGTACGGAAAGCCCACAGGAAATGTACTTGATAAGCAGTTTCAGGACTTTTACCATATTGGAGGAGCTACGGGCTACACCCATGAAAAAACTCCGCAGGAAATTGAAAAGGATCTTAAAAAAGAACTGAAACGGATATTGCAGAAAGGCACTTTTAAAGGAGCTACGGTAAATCAGTTGGTTGGAGCATTAAACGCTTTTCAGAAATGGAACCAGTTATTTGAAGATACCACTCGATTTGCTGTTTATTTAAGCTCGCTTGAAGCCGGTAACAGCAAGGAAGATGCAGCTATGCATGCCAAAGAAGCCTCGGTAAACTTTAACCGCAAAGGAAAAGTTTCGAAAGTGGTTGACAGTGTTTGGGCCTTCTTTAATGTGGCAATTCAGGCAGCGCAGAAAAACTTTAAACTGGCAAAAGATCATCCGGGACGGTTTACAGCAGTAGCAGGAAGTGTGGCTATGTTAGGATTTTTTGAAGCCATGCTTAATGACATGTTCGACGACGACGATGATTACTACGATATTAACGATTGGGTACGCCGCAACTATGCCAACTTTAAATTAGGCGACAAATACATAAGAATTCCATTACCTCAGTTTTGGAGAGGTTTTCACAGTATGGGAGTAATTGCTTATGATTTATTCGCGAAAGGAAAGACAACCGGCAAACAGGCTACTTACGATACGGTATTAAATTTTATTGGAGGCTTAAGCCCCATTGATATTCCGGGCTTTTGGGTAGAAGGTGAGTTTAAATTAACTCCACTGGTACCAACTTATTATAAGCCAATACAGGAGCTTATTGATAACCGCAACTTTATGCAGAGCCGTATTTACAAAGAGCCATATACGAAAAAGCTTGAAGAACAGTTGGCAAGCAGCACCCTGCATAAAAAAAATGTAAACCCTGCCATTAAAATGATAACCGATTTCTTAGCTCGTGATATTGGAGGACGATATGGCAATTTGAAGTTTGATGTAAAAGATGGTAAGGTTAAAGATTTGAATTGGTGGCTCGACTGGAATCCAAGTAAAATAGAGCATATAATAACCAGCTACTTGGGTGGATCAGGAAAAGCAGTTAGTGACATGGTTACCACTTTGGTTCAGTTGTTTTCGAGCGAAGAAGAAGTGGATATTGACAATGTACCATTTATTAATGCCTTTATACGAAATACGCCCGATTCAAAATGGAGTGTGATAGGTAAATATTACGATTACCGTGATATAAGCGAAAAATTTGGAGCAGTAGAAGATTATGCCTATCGCGAACGCGACGTTGAAAAACTTGAACAGTTGAGTAGCGATCAGTTAAAAGTTATGAATGCGCTGTTCTCGATGTACGACGATCAGATTACCGATTTGATTAAGAAGATAGGAATGGACAGCGAAGAAGGTGCAAAAGAAGTTACTCAATTAATGCAGGAGGCTGTAACAGAAGTTGAAAAGATTATAAACGAATAAACACTATAAGCTATGATAACAGATATTTCGCCTAAAGAAATGAAATTGCGTACCCGGAGTAACCTGGGATTAGAGCCGGACAAAATATTGTTTGCTACCAAGCAACGCAATTTAAGCCAAAATGTTGTTCGCCTTGATGAATACCGGCAGTATTGGGAAAGCCTGGAAGATGTGCGCGACAGGATGCATGAGAATATAAATTTTATGCGTGGCCGTCAACTGGAGCGTAAAGTAACCAACGATTCGGGCGAAACAATAACTGAAGCTGAATATATTGCTGAACAGGGAAAAACCCCTTATGTGCAAAATATTATCCGGCCAATAGTTACCACTATCGAGGGTTTGTTCCGTCAGGACAAAGGGAAAAGTATGGTGGTATCGCGCAAACCCGGATCGGCACGACAGGAAAAAATTCTCACCAATGCTTTACAGTCGGTTTTGGATGTGAATGAAATTAGCGAAGTGGATCCGCGTGTGTTGGATTACTTTTTAGCATCGGGAATTCCGGCCATGCGTTTAGGTTTTGATTACTGGCCCGATTTACAGCGCCATGAAGTGTTGATTGATTATTACGATCCGAATTATATTTTCTTTAATAACGACATTCAGGATATTCGGGGTAAGGACCTGCGTTTAATAGGTATGTTGCACGATATGACACTGGATGATATGTATGTTCATTTTGCCCAATCAGCATCGGACAAGGAAGCGATACGCCGCCTTTATCATGTTGACCGGCACGAAACACCGCATTACGACAGTTTGAGCCCTGAGCGCATTAAAAACCTGAATTTTTATATGCCAACTGAAAGTCATAAATGCCGGGTGATTGAGGTATGGGAAAAACGTGCTGTTGATGTTATTAAGTGGAGCGATGAGGCTGATGGAAGCGAAGGTGAATGGACACGACCTATTGAAGAACTGGAGGCTATTGCCCGACAGCGATTTGAAAAGTACATTGCCGAAGGATTCAGTATGGATGATGTGCCTCGTATTCATTATAAGTTTGAACCAAGTTACCGTTGGTTTTATAAATTTATGACACCATGGGGCCATGTGCTTAAAGAGGGTATTAGTCCTTACCGCAATTTTCAACATCCGTTTGTGTTGGCCCCATATCCGTTAATAAGTGGCGAGGTATTTGGTTTTGTAGAAGAATTAAAAGACACCCAGGAGCAGTATAACCGCATATTTACCTTGATGGATTTTATACTGAATACCAGTGCAAAAAATACCCTTATTATTGATGAGGCCAGCTTAGGCGATAAACGTCCTGAAGATATTGCAGAAGATTACCGCAGGGTTGGTGGAGTAATTGTGTTACGATTAAAAGATGGTGCAAAACCCCCGAAAGAGCTTAAAGGTGCCGGACTTGACCGGGCATTGTTTGAGATTATTAATATGTACACCAAGTTAATGCAGGATATTTCGGGAGTACAGCCAAGTTTACAAGGGCAAAGTGCAGGATCGAATGTACCGGCCAGCCGGTATATTGCCGAAGCACAGGGAAGCACTATTAACCTGAAACGCTGGTTAGATTTCTTTGCATCGTACCGCAAAAAACGCGATATGAAAGTACTGGATATGATTCTTCAGTTTTATAACAGTGGGCGTTACCTTACCGTTACCGGCAGCGACAGTAAAGAAGATAAATATTACGACCCGGCAGAGGCGCGTAAGTTAGCCAACGATTTACAGCTGGTAATTGCCAAAGGTGGCGACAGTCCGGTTTATAAGGCTATGAATGATGAAATGCTGAAAGACCTGTTAATTCAGAAGTTAATTACACTGGAGCAGTTCTTGAAACATACCGATTATCCTTACAGCAAAGCTCTGTTAGAAGATTTACAGAATGCAAAAGAACAGGCCGAGAGTGGAGAAGATCCGAATGCAGTATTAAGCGGATTGGGACAAGCGGTGCAGCGGAGGGAGGTTGCGGCGTGACCTCTGACCCACTCCGTCCTGCGGACACCTCCCCCTAAAGGTGGAGGGAACAGCCTTTGTGCTATAATGATGTTTTGTTGTTTGTTTGGGAGGTTTAGTTTAGTTAGGTAGTTTGGCCCCGGTTCTTATTGAGCCGGGGTTTTTGTTATAAAAAACTCCGGCAGTAACGGCTACCGGAGTTAAATTAACAGCCTGACTTTCACAGGCAGCGGTTCTCCTTTCGGTTCCGGTGCTAAATAAGTTCTTCAATTTGCATTAGTTCTTCAGATGTTGCATCGTTAGTATCGATAAGGCGGTGAAGCACTACCTTAAACCGCGAAAGAAATGAGTTAGGCTCAGTAGATTCGTTTTCTTTCGATTGTTCCTGTATTGATTTACCTTTTAGTTTTTCGCGCAATTCTTTTACCCGGCACGAATTACGATAAGCTAATCCAACCGCATTTTCTAACTCGTTTAACACTAAGTTTAATTCTTTTTCTTTTGTTATTTCATTATTTGTAGGCATGATGTAATAGCAGCTAACCTTTACGCCGCAAGGTTTTTATATTAAGCAAATAATTTTTCAGTAAGGAAACCGGCAATATATCCCATGGCTTCAATATCATCTATTCCAACATATTGCGCTAATCGATCTTCAATGTGTCGTTTTTCGTGGCCCAGGGTATTAAGCCGTTGAGCAGGAGAAGTACAAGGAAAAAGAATAACGCAAAACATTTTTGACTTTTGGTGCCGGTAAGTATAACCCCCGTTAAATTTTCCCTGTATTATTTCTTCCTCGATTTGTGAAATATCTTCAGGATCGATCCTGTTTCGTTTCAGTTCTTTACGAATGATTTTGGCATCGTCTTTAGTTTCCACTTCGATAAGCGAAACCCCGTAACCGTATAGAGGTATGTTAAAGCGTTTTACTTTCATTTTTTATGTGGTCCTTGTTTTCCGAATGCGCTTTTAGGTAATCCCATCATTGAGTGAATTTGCCCTAAAGCTTTTGCACATGCTTTTGCATGATCGGGTATTTCAGCTTTTAGTTCGTTAATTTGTTTTGTAACTTCTTCGTTTTTCGGAATTTTTTCGTTGTAGAATAGCTTACCGCATTCGTGATTGCAGAAAAATAGCCGAGGGTATTTATCGGTGAACAGAGCCGGAATTTTATACACGAAGCCTTTATGTTGCGCTTCGGCACCGGCAGCACCCCATGACTTTTCTGTTTCGAACAGAAACTTGTTACATTGGTTGCAGTGGATTTTTTTCATTGGTCTAACCTTTTAGGGTAATAACTCTCTCTCATTTTAAAATCTCCACGATCTACACACAATGAAGCAGATTCATTCAGTGTGGTTCTTCGGTCCTTTTTTACGCACTTGTGAAACTTGCGTTTTCCTTCGTAGTAATACTGGCAATGTTCGCAGTCTTTACACTTTGCCGGTCTTGTGTAGGTTATTACTCCCATTATTTTTAAGTTTTGGTTTATTACGTTGTGAATCTTTAAGCTCGTACCACTTGACAAAATCCATAATGTAGTTGTAAGTTTCTTCACCGCATTGAAGCTGTATGTGTTTACTGGTTACTAATTCATAGAATTCATCATCGCCGTGTTCCTTTCGATAAGCAGGGGCAAAGTCAGGACCGATAATTAATCTTCGTGGTTCGACAGAATTATTACTAAACACTTGTTTGACAAATGCAGTCAAGTCATCATTCGTAAGTCGATGAGGAGCTATTCCTGTTTGTAAGCCCATTGCGATTGCTCGTAATCCTTGTCCTGCACCTATAATTGCTATTTTCTTACATGACATAGTAGTTAACTTATAAGTTAATTAATCGATCTTCAGGGTTTTCTTTACAATCATTCGCATATCGTCAAGATGTTCCTGTTTGGCTCTTAATTCACCTTCAAGAGTGTGTTGATTATCTGGTTTAATTCCCTTCCGAGACAGTGTTTCTGCTATCTCTTTAAAAACGATATTCGAAATCGTCTCAGGAAGCGACAACATAGGTTGCAGCCCAAGACCTTTAGGTGTAGCCAGTTCGTCTTTTATTTCAGTACGAACGATTTGTAATCCGTCGAAATGCAGATTGTACATTTTTGTTCCAACGAGTTCAGTTACCCAAACAAACTTATGTCTGCTGCTGTAACTGTCTTCTATAAATACGTTAATTCCTTGTTGCATTATTAAAGATTTATAATGGTTGTTTGTAATAGTTTTGCCTGTTCATAGCTTAGTCCGTCCACATATACACGGTGTTTATTATGGTCGTGGCTTTGAGTACCAAAGGGCGTTGTATCGTCAATATTGGCTGAATAACCTTTTTGTCTCTTCAGTTTTTGATAGATTTCCTTAATTACTTTGGCATCCCAAAGGGCGTTGTGCCTTTGGGGTAATGAATGTTTATCAATTCGTTCTAATGATTGCCATAATTCTGTATCAGTAACATCAATACATAGTTCTTCCCGGTTTAAATCAAAAGCTTCTTTAGGTGTAATACTTTTTTTAATGGAAATTAAATCGTTCAGATCGAACGGGACCGGGGAAATGTTATCGGGGAGTTTTGGGAGGCCGGTTCTCGTAATTATTGAAATTCGTTCCAATCCAAAACCATTTTCACTTTCAGCAATCATAATTCGTTCTCCTGCTTTAGTAAGGAACTTCATTTGCTGAAACTTTAATTCATCTATTGGATCTGTTAAGTATTTTAAGTTATCGATCTCTTTTTTTATTTCCCATTCAGCTAACAACTGCACCAACCAGTACCAATCCCAGGTACCACAATCGCAAATGAATTGTATTTGGTAGTCGGAGAATTGATGAAGCCATTCTTTCAGATAATTACTAACGGAATGAATTGCACCTATTACTACTTTCGTTTTTGGTAATTGTTTACCAACCTCTGAATTTTCTTTTATAAGTAGTTTGCTCAACACATTTTCTTTTACCCAATCATCACAACGATTACTATCGTAATCGGAGAATTCGGCGTAGAAGGATTTTTGCGTGAAACCTTTATGCCATTCACCAGAACAATTCTCACAATCCTCATTTGGCTGCAAGTTTTTATCAATACATTTACTGCACAATTCATCACTTATAATCCCAAGCGAAATAGGTTGAGCATCGGGAGATAGTGAGGTAAATTCAAAATCGAAATAGAGATTTATTGTTTTCATATTTATTTTTTTAGTGGATAAAAACCATGAAATGACATTGATACAAAAGGTGTATCTACTGTTTGTGGATCTCTTATAAATATTGCTTGTTCATCAAGCTTTAATTCAGGAATCTTTTGTACAGAAATAACGTCTCCCTCAATCCAATACATTTTATTATCAAAAATGAAGAAGTTTTCGGGGTAATACGATACTTCCTCTACCGGTATACCGTATATTTCTTTACAACTAAGTTTCTCTCCGTTCTTTTGTTTGAGTTTTGAATTCATGTAGTCGTTAAATATTTCGATCAACTTACGACCTGTTTTAATCGACTTTTGCTCTTTGTCGGGTTGTAATTGTTTAAATTCCTGGGCTAAGCGAAGAAACTTTTCAGGAATTGATTCTTTGCACTCAGCATTTTGATTTATTAAATCAAGTATTCCGTTTCCGGATCCATGTCTGCTGCCCCAAAGAATATTGTTGGTTAATTCTTGGCCAGTTACAATAACTGCTCGAATATTCATTGCTTCTACTGAATTAGGTTCAAGTACAAGTATTCGCTTTTCTTTTTCAAGCTTTTCTACTCGTTGTTTTAGTTTTTGATATGACGATAGTTTTTTCATATTATTCAGTTTTTAATAGTTCTGCAAAAGTTTGGTTAGCAGCGTTTGTTCGTTTTACAATACCTTCTTTTCGAAGTTCGTTAAGCTGCACAACAGTAGTAGGGCCAAAGGCCAGTTTGAGCAAAATAACCGGAAATAATGGCCGATTTGTTTTAGCGTAAGTTTTTAGCAAAAACTGGTGTACTTCATTCATATTATTCGTAGTCTATATCCATACCTGCAAAAGGGTAGGTACCGTATTTTTCGTACCATGGAGCAGGTTTTTGTTTTGGCTTTTTTATTGGGCGTGTTGACCCCCTTCCGGTTAAAACCGACCTCCCCCCGGAGGGGGAGGAAACAGCCTTCTTATTCCTTCTCTTGCCTTTCATTTTTCTCTTGCGTTTCATCTTCCGGCTTTTTGTTTTTAGGATTGGCGATTGGTTGAATGTTGCGGTGTTTTGCCTGGTTGCGTTTCTTTTTAAGCCGAATGTTAGTGCCTTTGTTTTTGCGTTTACTACGTGCAATTTCATGTACATCGTGTGCGGCATGACCCGATCCGGTTGAGCCCTTTGGCGGATGGGCAATATATGCTGCGGTACGCTCCATATCTTTTGCGGTAAGGTCTTTTTTGAAGGCCCGGATTGTTTTATGGATTTTAAAATCGAGCGTTGAAAATGTTCGATACCTGAAATCGCTGTCGCGCACTACATACACTTTATAGCCTTCGGTATTTGCCCGGGCAATTGCTTCTTTTTTAGCCATGTTAAAGAACCGCCTGCGGATGTACAGTTTCTGGATTCTCCACCGGGTTAGTAAGAATACTCTTGGCAGGTTGCGAAATACCCACAACATATCGTCGCGTTCTTGTTTGCGAATTTCGCGTACTGAATAAGCGGCAAAGTCTTTCATTGCTTCGCGTATGTACGGGAAAGCCTGTTTTGGAACTGTTACATTTTCGCGTGTTAAACACTCGGTAAGATGCAGTTCGAGGTAGGTAGGCATACCTTTGTTCACTTTTTTAGAATTTTGCATAACTTGTATTTCTTGTATTTCTTTTTGGTAATCGTGTTGTATTAATCATTTTGGGCAGGTCCATGTGTTTTATGGCCAGCCATACAGCTCCGGCGGTGTACATTACCCTGTCGTCGTGTTTACCATCGATGTTTCCGAGTTCTCCGTTTTCTTTTACTTCGTACCATGAGAATTCATCACAGGCGTTCGTGTCGTGCTCTATGTAGCCCCAATCGTCCTGTTCGCCAGTTTCGGCCCTGAATATTTCGCGCATAGAGCCACGAAGGGCGTTAATTATTAATCCTTTAGTTTTTGTATTGGTGTGGAAGCCGTATTTAGGTATCCATTCGTCACCCACTTTTTCCTGATCGTTACGGGTATATATATTTGGGTAGTCGTCTTTAATTTCGTCGAGAATTGTTAGTGAATGGTTGCCTTCAACGCCTTTCTTTTTTAGCGATTGAACTTCGAAAGCCAGTAAGGGGAATTCGTTAATCTCGCGGTTGGCATAGGCCATACAAAGCTGTGCACATTTCCAGGCAAACAAGTCCTGATCAAGGTGTCCGTGCCAGTCGAGTACCACCTCCGGATCGTTACCGTAAAGCATAGGTTCGCGGTCGATTAATTTAAAACCCGAGTAGTCGGCATTTTTCGAAATACCACCAATATCGGCAAACCCACAAAAGCGATAACGTATGGGCAGTATTGCAGCCTGAAGTTCTTCGGGCGTTTTCCATACTTTAAGGTTTCCCTGGTGAACTTCTTCTATTCGTACATTATTTAATGCTTCTTTTCCTAATCGCGCATCGCCGTACACGTCGCCTACCAAAACAGGATCGATACAATGGCGGCGAACAGCCAGAACATAATTCGGAGGAAATACTTTTTGTCCGGATGATTGGAAAGCCTCTTCGGGAGTAGATGGATTTTCCGACATCATTTCCCAATCCTGGTATCCTTTATCGGCTTTATGCAGCCGGTACCAGTTAATTCCTTCGAGCGTAGCGCCCAATTCCCAAAGATACCATTCGTAATCTTCCCACGATTTTATAAAATCTTCTGCCGGTATTTCAAGCGGTGTTCTGCACCTGTCGATTTTCCACCACGGAATAAACACAGCTTTGTAGCGTGATTTGCCGGAAACGGCTAGTTGCCATGAATCGTGAAAATAATTTAGTCCTTTAGCTGTTGATTCTTCAACAATGAGGGTATAAGGTTGATCGGGCACTGTTTCTTTCAGCGATGCAACCAGGTTCATTGCTTTAATCTTTTCCGTGTCTTTCCAAAGCCCTACCTCTGATAAATGGGCCATGGCATAGTTGTAAGAACGGAACTGATCGGGATTAAGGTAAGAGCCCACACCTATAACGCATTTGCGCTCTACCGACATCCGGTTTTTTGATGAGCCTTTATAGGGTTTGAAAGTAATTTTACCAAAAACTTTCGGGTAATGTTCGGCGGCAGTGTCGTACATGTTCGAAATATTTTTGGCGGCATCGTCAACCTGGGCACAAACGGCAGCATGCCAGTTTTCGCGATGAATTTGCTGAATCCACATCATATAAATCTGTACTAATGTAGATCCGCCCCATTGCCGGGCCTTTAACAGAACAACACGAATAGGAACGCCACGAAGGCGCATTTCCTCCAGTTCGTAAAGCAATTCTCGTTGAGCACCTCTAAGAATAAAAGGAACGTGTTTGAATGTATCTTTATTCAGAATAGTAACGCACATTGCCGCCCAAAACTCAAAGTCGTGCTTAAACCGTTCCTGAATAAATAGTTGAAATAATTTGCCTACTGAAATATTAAGATTTGCTGCTGCCTTTTTGAATGTACCGGCTTTTAAAATGATTGAAGTTATTTCGGCCTCCAACATTGAATTGGGTAAAAACAGCTCCATGTCAACATCCGGGAACCAAACTTTTGTACGTTCCAGTGGCGAACCGATTCCGCGCAAAGGATCGTAAGTTGCATCGAGCAAGCTATTGCGTCGGCTGTTCTCGTTTAATATTTCGGTAATCGATTTATTCATTATTACATTTGGGTGCCCGGTTTTCAAACACTCCGCGATTTTTCATCCAATCGTTATGTTTTCGCATCAGTGTTTTTTCGTTGTAGAAAGTTTCTTCGGCCACCTCGGCAATAATTTCGCTTCGTTTTTTTGGAGCAACGCAGTCGCCATGTTCTTCGCGCACCTTTTTGAATTTTTTGTTGTATTCCTCGGTTCTTTCATCGATGAGGATCATGGCTGCTTCGAGCCGGGTATTAGCTATTGGCATTTTATTAGAATTTGTTGCTACTAATTTATGCAATTAAGCATGTACAAAAAACATATAAACGTGAATATTTATCAACTATATGTGAACAATGTACATGTAAATAAGGAATGACTACTCTACTTTTATACCATTATAAAGCCGAAAGGCACTAACACTTAATTCGGTAAATCATGGTAGACGAGAAAAAAGATACAGTTGTTAACGAAGAAGCCGCAGCAGAGGCTATACCGGAAACTACTGAAACTGTAGAGGCACTAGCTGAAACTATGCCGGAAGAACAAGAGACAGAGGAAACGCCTTTGTTGATTGCAGTAAGAAAGTATGTGCCGGAAGCGACACCTGAGGATGTTGAAAAAAATGCGGTAATGGTGATTGATAAACTTAGTGGACCGCAAGAGAAGTTATTAACTGCTGCAAAACGATTTCCTGCTTTTGCTGAGATGCTTTATTACATAAGTGAAAAAGGAATGGACCCGGTAGAAGCGATTGCCCGGACATTTGACCGTGACGTATTAAATCCACCTGAAGGTGCACCGGATTGGGAAAATATCAACAGTGCCGTTGCGGCCCGTGATGAGGAGATAAAGGGCCGCGATGAGCGCATGGCTACCTATAAAAAGAATGGCGAAATCTCGCTTGAAAATGCCGCGAAGTTTATTGAAGAAAAAGAAATGGATGAAGAAAAGGGAATCGCCTTTTTAACATTCGTTGATTCGATTAAAGCCGACCTGGTAGATGATAACATTAGTCCTGAGCATTTTGCCTCGCTTTACAAGGCATGGATTTATGACGAAAAGATGAAAGAGATTGAGGAGCTGAAAAATGCAGAAATAGAAACTGCAGAAACAAGAGGCAGAAACCAACAAATAACCGATCGCATGAAAAATGCAGATAAGGGAGATGGAATGCCACACATTTCAAGCGGAGGTAATAAGCCTAAGCGCAAATTGAACGAAACTGAAAAGTTTTTTGAAGGAGTTATTTAAGGAATGATTAAACAATAAATTTTAATTAATTATGAAACGAATATTTAGTTTAAAAGGTTTAGCAAGTCTGGCATTGCTTATGGTAGTTGGGCTTGTAGTTGGAGCAATTGCGGGACTGTTCCCGGTTGTTTCGGTATTTGCTGCTGAAGGCACAGTTGTTGCCGGTGGCACAGTGACACAAGAAGCCGCTACGGGTGGAGCTACTTACGATGAGGATGCGCAGTATTTAGATATGCGCGATGTACAGAAGCGAGTTGAGCTGTACAAACCCTATCAAACACCGCTATTAACCCTGATGAGCGACAATGCCATTGAAAGCACTAATAGTTGGGAAAAGAAATACTATGCTGTTGATGCCAGAGGATTAAGCGCCACGATTGCCAGTGCAACTGCAATTTCGAGTGGAGTGACCACATTGACTGTTGATGACAGTTCGGCATTTACCAAATTAAATACCATTTATTTTACAGGTATTACCACTGCACCAACACTTGTAGCCACCGGTTCGCGTTTCCTTGTAGGTATTGTTACCGGATTCCCAACAACTAATCAAATGACTATCCAGTTACTGAATGCTGGTACCACGTTGGCCAATACCGATCTTGCCGCAGAAGTAATTTATCGTTCAGGTTCGGCACACGATGAGATTGCCGCAAGTACAACTGCATGGGGTAAATTACCTGAAACTGACTTTAACTATGTTCAGAACTTTATGGAACAAGTTGAAGAAAGTGAATTTCAACAGCTAATGAAAAAAGAAGCTGATTGGGGTATTGCTCAGTTAAAACGAATGGCGATTGAAGATTTCAAGCTTCAGCGCGAAAGAGCTTTCCTTGGAGGTTTTAAAGCTGTAAGCCGTGTAACTGTTGACGGAGAAGAAAAACGAATTTACACTTGTCAGGGTATTCTGAACGATTCAGGTGTACAAATACTTACTCCTACGCTGGCTAACTTATCGAGCGCCGGTGATTTTACTACCTGGTTAAAAACATTCTTTACCGGAAATAACGGAAGTAAATCGCGTTACCTGCTTGGTGGTGCTGATTTGATTGAAGCCATTGAAAAAGTTAATGTTGATAATAAACGATTAACAGCGAAAGAGGTTGAAACAGTTCACGGAATTGAGTTTGTAAAACTTGTTTCGACATTTGGTACATTGAATGTAAGTTACTACGAACAAATGGACTTGTTAGGCAAACCTAAAGGTGGTATTGTGGTTGACAAAGCCAATATTGGAACCTGCGACCTTGCCGGAGCCGGTTTTAATGTTCGTAAGATTGACAAAAAATCGTCGGGTATTGCCAAAGTTGATGCTTATGCAATTGAGCAAACTTCAACTATGTTGGTGAAGAATAAAAAATCACACTACATCATCGAAGGAAGTTAGTATTCCGATCTATATAACGGAGCAGTTTTCTCTGCTCCGTTACTTTTCATTTTGCTTAATAATTAAAACTACAACAATGGCAACATTAAAACGATATATTAGTTATTCTCCGCTTACCATAGAGGTAAGTAATGGAGAGAGCAGCGTACTACTGCCATTTTCAGGAAGAAACCCAAATGGTGGATTCTTTTTTGAAACAACAGACCCGGAATGGCAAAAACACATTGAAGCATCTCCGTTTTACAAAAAAATGTTCAATTGCGAAGCCCCACAGAAGGTTTCCGACAGTCATAAGCCGGTTACTAAAGCCCCCGTATTTCCTTCAAAAAAAGTATTAGCAGAGCCGGTAAATATCCCGGTAAAAGCCAACACATCGGTTTATCAACCATTGCTTGATGAGGTGTTAAAACTTTATCCTGATGCAACGGTAGAAAATTACCAGGAGAAAGCGTGTGAGCTTATTGCTTCTATTAATGACGGATTAGGCGATAAGGATGATGAAGAAACACCTTCGCCAGATCCAAATGAGGAAGAAACCCCCCAAGGGGAGAGCGAACAGCCTTCTCCTTCAACCGGATTGCCGGAGAAAAAAGTAAAAACACTTGCTGCAGCTAAAAAATGGCTGGCTGAAATGGGAGTAGTTTGTTCGCCAAAAACAAACACTGAAAAAGCTATTGAATTAGCGAAAGAAAAAGGATTTGACTTGGTGGTTGACAAGAACCTTGAAGAATAGCATAAAACCAGAGAATTTGAAAGCCCTGCCCTTTCAGGGTAGGGCTTTTTTACATTAAAGAATACGATGGGCACATTAGTACAGGAAAAACTAGCATATCAATCAGCGCTTATAGCCTTACTGGAAAGTTTGGATTTAAGCACCGATGGTGATGGTTCGGGGAGTGGAGGCATAGGCGAGATTAGCGATGCACGAATGGCACTTGTTAATTTGGTTAAGATTAAACTTGATGAGCTTATTCCGCAAGGCGAAGGTGTTGTTTATAACTTAGAATCTGAGCCTAATGTTAGTGATCCATTGGATTTGTATATCAACGGACTTTTGGATGAGGCTGCAAAGAATGTATTACAAACAGCGCCCAAACATATTTGCCCGGTAAAACAGTCGCTTGAAAGTGCTATAGTTGATGACAAAGACGATAAAATAGGTTATATAAAATGTCCTCAAGACTATTTACGGCTTTTTGCTTTGCGACTAAGTGAATGGAAAAGACAGGTTTCGGAACCAATCACAATAGCTGATGCCAAATATCAGGAACAAGGTAATAAATATACAAGGGGCGGAACAGCAAAACCCGTTGTTGCGATTACAAAACATGCTGCAGTAGAATTAGTAATACCAGACTCATTTCAATTGCTTAGTTCTTTGGTGCCAGACGGGTGGGAAGGTGGATTTCCAGAAGGAGTATATAAATACAAGGCAAAATATCTTTATGGTACACGTGAATCGAATGCCAGTGTAGAATCTTCGATAACGATAGCTTCTGGCGAAACAAAATATATAAACCTATATACTATACCTTTTACAGATGGGGTTACGTCAGTTGAGGTATATCGTACTGAAGCAAATGGAGGTGAGTTCAAATTAGCAATATCAATTACGGCAGATGAAAATAACTATCTGCTAACGTATGGCGATGGTACAACGGCTACTTATAGTAAAAACACTTCGTTATATGAAGACAAGACACAGGACATTGATTTAGGCAAAGCTATTGCAGAAGATGAGGTGCCCTATACAGGAAAAGTACTTGAATACTACTCGGTAAAATCAGCACATACTATAAACCGCTTTTTATATATCCCAATAATGGCCGCCGAAGATACACCGGGAAATCTTTGGGATTCGATTAGCTGGATATGTGCCGGTAAGATTTTGCAAAACATAAATCTTGCGGAATTAAGTAAGCTGGCCTTTGAGCAAGCCAATTTATGTTACACCAACTTAAGGTAGAATTATGGGAGCATTATCAGTAGAGCAAATGGCATTGGTTGAGGCCCTTGTAAAAGAACAACAGGATTATACAAGGGCAAATATTATTAATGCGTGGTTGATGAAATTCGGCGTGACGGAAGCGGTTGCCGGAGATAATGTAATAAGCTTTTCGGATGATGGAGTTGATGTTACAAGAGACGACCCTTACGATGATACCAGTTACATAATTGATGTAATTGAAGCACAAACAGCCGATGGAGTTGATGTGCGCGATGAACTGGAGATACTGGATGAAAATAAAACTGTTAACGGGTTTGTGATAAACTGTTTGCAGCCCTGCACAATTAAATGGCAAACCAGCAGAAGGACACCTAAAGTAGAATTTTTTACCTAATGAAAAGATATTTAGTTAGCATATTACTATTGGTACTGGTTGCAACAGGTTTTGCACAGAACAGGCCCAATTCCAGGACAAAATCGATACCATACCTGCAAACAGCAGAAATAAGTATTTCGGGTTACCTGGTATGGCATGGCGATACTATTGATTTTTCGGACCTGATAGACAGTATGGTTCTTCGTGTTGAAGATTCGACCAAATATGTTACTCCAACGGCGTTGAATGACAGTCTTGCAGCATTGGCAGGTGGACACGATATTTTAACTCTTGATGCCAACGCTACACTTGCCGGTATGTATTTGAACGAACAGGTATTGGGAATGCTTAAGGCAGGATCGGCACAGAACGGTTGGTTAAGTTGGGAGGATTGGGTACGGTTTAACCAAAAGTTGAGTTGGGTATACCACGACAGCACATTAATAGGAGAGGGAACCTTTACCAATCCTTTACGGGTAGATACTTCGCGTTTTTTAACCGAACTTGATAATACGGGCGATTGGCAGGGAACATGGTTTGGGCACGATACGGCTTACTTTATTACCATTATTGAAGATGATGCTTTTAGTGCCGCATGGGATGGCGATATGGATGCCGCCAGTAAAAATGCCATTTACGATTACCTGAATAGTTTGAGTTTTGGCGTAACTGATTTAAGCAATACCGCAACACCAACTTATATTACCGTACATTCGAGTACGGGTACTGATACTAATCTTCCGTTGGCCGATCAAACCAATGCAGGATTATTGGCACCCGGAGATAAAACCAAGCTTGACAATTTAGAATATCCTATTGATACGATTTATGTAATACCTGATAATACATTCCCGATAGAGTGGCTGAATTACACCGCCAACGGGGAGGAAATAACCATTACCGATATACCGAAACCCGATGGATTGTATTCGGGAGGAATAGTAACCTGGCAAACCGGGTTAACATTTGCCGTTGGTCCGGCTGCTTATTACATCGATGGTACATTATACACCTCCGGCTCCACAACGCTAACGCTTACTGCTGCTGATGCTACCAATAGCAGATTTGATTTATTTGTGGTAGATACCCTGGGAGTGGTAAGTTATATTACCGGAACACCTTCGGTAAATCCGCAAACACCACAATATGATTTATCGAGCCAGTTGCCGCTTACAAGTGTATTGATACTTGCCAATGCAACCGAACCAAGTGATCCTGGCGGCGGTTCGTTAGTAACAGAAGTAGTGTATGATGAGAATGTAGAGTGGACAACCGGCTATTCGGGTGTAGTTACCGATTTTAACCAAACCGCAGTAGTACACAACGGAAGCATTGCTGCCGAAGGTAATACATTAAATAACGGCGATTATATTTATTTTCAATCGGCTACGGATATAGCGATAGGTGACTATGAAACCTTATCATTATGGTTAAAGTTAAAGGAGCCACTTTATTTTAAAGATGATTTGGCTGTACAGTTGTATTGGAATGGTGTAACAGTTACAGGCCCGGTGCTTATCGATTACAACAATTCAACTACTGAGTGGCAGTTTGTTTCTATTGATTTATCTGAATTTGTAATCAGCTCCGTTTATTTTGATGAGATACGGGTTATAAACGACCTTTTTAAATCGACTGCCCCCGATGGTTGGTACATTGATTATGTGATTTTACAGGGAGGAATAGATATACCTGCAACCGTTGGCGACGATTGGGGCGACCAGGTGGTTGTTTCGGATGAAACCCTGAATGGAGTGGGAACCATTGGCGATCCGTTAAAGGTTGATACAGCGCTTATGGCAACCAAAACCGACATTGATACGCTTAGTGCGAATGTAAGAGATAGTTTGCTTGTACACCGTACCGAAATTGAAGCACTAAAAGACAGTATAACAGAACACCGCACAGAACTTGAAAACGTTAAAGATTCGATTATTGTACACCGTACCGAAATAGAAACGGTTAAGGATAGTTTGCTTATACACCGCACAGCTATTCAGACCAATATTGATAGTTTAATCGTTCATCGCGAACAGTTGGATAGTATATTTTCGACACTTTATTTGCACGATTCGATATTTGTTGACCTGCACGATTCGATAACACAGGTAAATATTGAGATCAATAATTTATACGATTCGATTACCATAATTAATACGGACATATCGAACCTGTACGATTCGATTACCAACTTAACAAACGACATTAGCAACCTGTATGATTCGTTAACGGTAGTGAATGTTGACATTGAAAACCTGTACGATTCGATAACGGTAATAAACCTTGAATTAACGAATGTTTGGGACACAATAATACAGAACAGCTACGACATTGATAACATACTGGATTCGCTAACAGTAATTAACAATAAAATTGACAACATTGAATTAGACGTTGATGGCGATAATTGGGGAACACAAACCGTAGAAAGCGATAGTACCCTGAAAGGCGATGGCACATTAGGCAATAAACTGGGTGTTGATATTCCGGGATTGACTGAATTACCATCCTTATCGATCCTTAATTCAGGAAGTAAATATTTAATGATTTCTGATGGAACTACACATAAAAAAATAGCTGCGGTAAACTTACATGCTCCTGTTTATATCAATGGAATCGAAACAGCAACATCTCCGGTATATTACAATCTTATGGGAACCAACGGGGTTAACGTAGGAGGTGATGCAAATGGAAATATACAAATTACTGCCGATACAACTGAACTGGCTACTAAATACGACATTGATACCACCAAACAATACATTGACGAAAGTATAAACGTAGCCATAAGTTTAATTACCGACCGGACCGAAGTTGACAGCCTGAAAATACTGGGCACAACACTATATCTGTATTATGGCGACAGTACACGAACTGTTGACCTTGCCAGTTTGCAGGATGGCACCGGAACCGATGATCAAACGCTTTCGCTCGTAACCAATACATTGAGTATTGAGGATGGAAACAGTGTTAGTCTTTCACCATATTTAGATAATACCGATGCACAAACATTGGATGTTGCACAGTTAACAGGTACCAATCTTGAACTGTCGATTAGTAACGATGGCGAAGCAACACGTAGTATCGATTTATCTCCTTTACAAGATGGCTATGAAGCCAATACCGACGATCAGACTATTGATGTTTTCAGTATTTCAGGAAATGATATTCAGTTAAGTATTGAAAATGATGGCGAAGCAACTAAAACAGTGGATATTTCGACCACAACAGCCGTAGCAGCCAATACAGCCAAAGAAACCAATGCCACACATACTGGAGAAGTAACAGGCGAAACAGCTTTAACCATTGCCGATGATGTAGTAGATTATGGAAATGTAGCCACAACTTTAACCGACACCATAGTTGACAACGACCTTTCGTGGGACTTCTCGGGTAAGCCAATTATTTATTCAACCGTAACCGGAGGCGGAACCATCGCTATAAGTAATCCGCAGATAAATAAAACCATTTGTGTGGTACTTACCATTTCGTCCTTTACATCGGTAACAGTGCCGAGCGAGATAGTAACATTAAACGGTTCGGCAGACTTTGCCGATGGAACTTTCTACATCTACATCCATTGCATAGGAACGAACCTTTTTACCATGAGTGTAACACAAGCAGCAAGCTGATAAAGGGTTAATAATTAAAGATTAACGATTAATAATATGAAACGAATAATTTTTTTAATAGCATTAGTAATAACGCTTTTCTCATGCGAAATTGAAGGACAGATACCTGGTATTGGGGCAATGCAAAAGCCTGTAATTTCAGCAGATTCTTCTCCAGTAAGATGGGATATAACTTCCTACGAATCGGTTCAAACAGCTTACTTTAGAAATGACAATATTTCTTATGCGTATTTATTATGGTTCTCAGGCGATGGAACAAAGTTTTTTTACGGCTCTACTTCTAACGATAGAGTTTATTCTTATAGTTTATCAACAGCTTGGGATATATCTACTGCAAGTTACGATAATGCTTATTTTTCAGTAAGTCAAGATGGCACACCGTTTGGTTTGACGTTTAGCGAGGATGGGGCTAAAATGTTTATTGCGGGTAGTGCTAATGATCGCATTTATTCTTACAGTCTGTCTACCTCTTGGGATATATCGACGGTAAGTTACGATAATGTTTATTTTTCAGTTTCGGGGCAAACCGGTTCACCTTTTGGCGTAGATTTTAGTGTTGATGGATTTAAAATGTATGTTTCAGGCACAAGTAACTTATATGAATATACATTATCGACAGCTTGGGACATATCTACTGCAAGTTACGTTCAAAATATTGGTGTGACAAATTCAAATCCTCATGTATGTTTTTCAAATGATGGTTATACGTTTTGGATAACCGAATTAGGGAACAATAGAATATCTCAATACGATTTGTCTACCGCTTGGGATATATCAACGGCTGCTTATAATAATTTCAAGTATATCAATGGCTTAGGTGATGCGTCCTTATATGTTTATGAGTTTGATAATTATGCTTATGCCTACTCAATGAATAGATATACTTACTACATATGGCAAGGAATTATTTATAAACAATGAAACACCTACTATACATATCAATACTTCTTTTCTCGCTTGCAGCAAGTGGGCAAAGATACCACAGAGTAGCTAACGGTGAAATAGTACAATCGGGTTCAATACCCAAAACCTTTGTAAGAGCCACAGGAACCGTTTACGGCTACGATAACCTATCGGATAGTATTTGGTATGCCGATGGTTGGCGAACCGAGGTAGTACCCGAATATAACAGCGAAACACAACGTTTAGGTGCACTGTATTACGATGCGGCAAATGATTATGTAACCAGGAGTGTAAACGATTTAACGACACAAGAACTGGCCCAGCGCAAAGAAAACCTGCTGCAAAGCCTTGATGAAAATTTCGATTACGCACAAATAAAAGCATTGCTCCGCTTACTGAGTGAACCGCTTTTGCAATCGGATAGCATTACAACGGAAGAACTGGAAGTACTAAGCGGCATTTATAAACAATACCGCGAGGGAGTAGCCTATGAAGCCGGAGAAGTGTTTGTATACGATTCAACTTTGTATAAGGTAGTACAACCACACACCTCGCAAGCCGATTGGTTTCCCAATCAAACCCCGGCACTGTATACACCATTTACACCTCCGGGGCAAGTTGCTGAGTGGGTACAACCTACCGGCGCACAGGATGCCTATAACCTGGGCGACCGGGTACTATTTAACGGCAGCACCTACGAAAGCCTTATTGATGCAAATACGTGGAGCCCCACCGTTTACCCGGCAGGATGGCAGTTGATTGAATAATTAAAAAGCTATGTACAAAGTTGAAAAAATAACATTCACCTATGAAGATTACGGGCAATACGAAAGTTTGTTGAATGCCTTTTACGAAGAAGGATGGGAAGTGGATGAAACGCTTAGTATTCGCCAGTACAAAATGCTAAAGCAGGAACATCATGTTATCCGATTCAAACAAGTACAAAAATAAAACCGAGCGCGAATTTGAATCTCAGGTAAAAAGTAGAATTAAAATAACAATACCCATGGGAAGGAAAAAGCGAAGTAAGAATAAAACACCGGAGCAGCTTCAGCAGGAAGCTATACAGCGCATACACGAAAAAGCAGCAGAGAAGAAAAGCCGGAAATGGTTAAAAGGAGCGAAGGAAGTTTTTTTGGGACTGTTAGGAATGAAATAAAAACCCAATAATAAGTTGTGATAAAATGAGCGAAAAAGACATTGCTTTTATAACCGGACTTAAAAAAACGCTTTGGCAAATTGCCGGTTCGTTGGCTCTTTTGGTAGTAGTAAGTGGTGTAGGATTTTACTACAAAACAAATGATCGATTAAATTACGTGGAGAAGGAACAGGCGAGGATTGAACAGAACAAAGCAGATCGGAATGTTTACGAAGTTACGATCAAAGAAATTCATAAAGATATTTCGGAAATAAACCGGAAACTGGAATTTAAAGCTGATAAACAATGAGCCAAAAATTAATTGAAATAGCATTGGCCGAATATGGTGTGAAAGAGATTGCAGGAGAGCGCGACAATAAAACTATCCTGAATTACGCACACGAAGCCGGTCATACCTGGGTAAACGATGATGAAACGCCCTGGTGCAGCATTTTTGTTGATTGGGCATGTATGAAAGCCGGACTGGAACGTACCCATAAAGCCAATGCCCGTAGTTGGTTGGAAATTGGAGAAATACCGGCATATCCTCAAATGGGGGATATAGTTGTTTTCAAAAGGGGAAATTCAAGTTGGCAGGGGCATGTAGGCATCTTCATAAACATTGATGAGGATGGATTGATAAACGTACTCGGAGGAAACCAGGGCAACCAGGTATCGATCCGTTTATACCGCGATAAGGATTTATTAGGATTCAGACGATTAAAAGAAAAATGAAAAAGTTACTCTTAAAATTATGGTACTGGGTTATGAAGCTATTGAAAGGGCTTGATAAAGCAGTTGACCGATTGGTACCCATTGCTTCGGCAGTTGTTGAGGGTGTAAAAAAAGGTATTGAGACCGGTAGTATAGATATAATTGGCGAGGTGGTAAAAACAATTATTCCCGGAGAGTTCGACGACTTTATTATAAATAAGGCCATTGCACTGGCCCGTAAGCATATACCCACTATTTCAATGCAATTAAATATTGTTAGCGAAATAGCAAACATAGAAGATCCGGAAGAACAGTTAATTGCCCTATTCGCGAAACTTAAGTATACCGAAGGCGAATTGTGGCAAAAGTTCTGCACACAATTGGCGCAACAAATATTGGTTGATTTATCCAATACCGACGATACGCCAAATGAAATTACCTGGGGAGAATCAGGAGTTTACGTTGAGCTTTATTATAAAACATTTATTCAAAACGCAGCATAATGGGACTATTAAACATTTTAGCAGATGTTAAAGGATGGGTATCGGGAATAAGCCTGTTAGGTGTTATTTCTGTTGCCTGGTTGTTCATCAAGAAAAAAGGATGGGCATTGGTAATTGACAAGTACTCTAAAAAAGGAACAATCCTTTTTAAAGAAGTTGGAGAATTGTTCTTCAGTTTATCGGACCTGTCGGATAGGATAGATAAGTCTATCAAAGATGATGGTTCGTTGATTGAGAACAATGTAAAAGAGGCCATTGCTGCCGGAAAGGTGGTAAGGGCCGAATTGGACGATGTTATCATTGAGATAAGGCCGAAAGATGCCGGTAAAACGGCATTGACAGGTGGTACACCATAAGTTGTGGTAAGGTTTGCAATGAATCCCGGTGGGAGGCCGGGATTCTAAAACCCTGACCCCCTTTGTCCGTCAAAGCCGGACATTTCCCCCTGAAGGGGGAAAGAACAGCCTTCGTGCTGAAAAGGATGGATTGATGTAATAGGAATTTAAAAGTTAACAGACATGATGGTATTTTGGTACGAAATAAAAAACGTGTTTGCCCGGGCAAAGTACGACAGTGTTCAGTATTTAAAAGAACACAAGGATGAGCTTGGAATAGCAAAGCTTGATGATGTTTCGATGGGCGATGGCGATGAGAAATTTGTAAAGAAGCTGATAAAAGAAGCTGCAATAAAAGTGTTTGGCATGATGGAGCCTTATACACACGACCTTGCCAACCTGGAAACTCCACTGGAGGGTTTTGAATGGGATGTAACCTACACCGATGAGGAAGAAAACCAAACCCAAAACTGTGTAGTGTTCCGTATGATTGAAACCGAAACCATGAGCACCACAATACTGCCGCTAATGGAAAATGCCATTGAAAATGCTTTGGTAAATTATGCCATTGGCAAATTCCTTCCTCACAACAACATAGATGGCGGTTTTTTTATGAATGAGTACGAAAGTAACCATAGCGACCTTTTGGGATATATAAACCGCAGGAAAGGCTTAAAACGAAAATATAAAATGTTTTAATTATGTCAGTAGTAGTTAACGATAACGATATTGTATTTACCTACACATTAGCGACCTTAAACGATAAGGTGCAACAACTGAGTGCCCGTGCTGCACAATCGTTTCCTCCGGAAGAAGGAATATCGATGGTAGATAAATACGCGGTGACTGACGATGAGCAGGACACCATTATTCTGAAAATGAAAGATGCTGGTAAACAGGTGTTTCAATATTTTGGTAAGTTGACATTTGGAATAACCAATGCCCAAACAATAACCGATGCCAGTGTAGAATTAAAAATTAAAAAGGAAACGGGAGGAAACCCCAATACACCCAAGGATATTGATTTGGTAATTGAGGAGGCTTTGGTGAATTACATATTGGGCGAGTGGTTTGTAATAAAGGGCCGAATGGACCAGGCACAAGCCTATTCCACTTTGTTTAACCTGAAAATAAGGGAAATATTACGACTTAGTGCCGAGTTGCGGAAACCGGCGATCGGTTAATATTGATATGTAATTGGGGAGTGTGACCCCTTTTGTCGGCCTCGCACAAGCCTTACGCCGACATTTTCCCCTGAAGGGGGAAAAGGATAAGGAATCGCTACGCGATATATTTTCATATGTTAGGTTTAATAGGAAAGAAGCCCCGTGGTGTTGACTACGGGGCTTTGCATATATGCAAGCTGGCTGTCATATATGCAAGTTTTTTGGTTTTGGCTTGTGACCCCCTTCCTCCGTCAGCCGACGGAGACTTCCCCCTAAAAGGGGAAGGAGCAGCCTTCTTTTTTCAGTTGATTGTTTTTTAGGAGGCCCAACGGAGTTGAATAGAGCCGAGGTGTTTTGTTGTTACGTGGGTGTAAATTTCGGTAGTTTTACTGGAGGCATGGCCCAATATTTCCTGAATATATCTTAGGTCGGTTCCCTGCTCCAGTAAGTGTGTTGCGTAGGAGTGCCGTAAAGTATGTGAAGTTACGTTTTTAGTAATTCCGGCAGCTTGTACGGCTTTGGTTAGTACTTTACGAATTGAGGTAGGAGAATACAATCCGCTTTGTCCGGGAAACAGGAGAAATTTAGGTTTGTATTTACGGTAGTACTGGCGCAGGTGGACCAAACAAACCTGATCGAGTGGGATGTTACGGTCTTTGTTTTGTTTTGAATTTTTAACGATGAGGACATTTCGTTTGCTGTCAATATCGGATAAAGTAAGTGCCGGAAGTTCCGAAACTCTTAAACCATGTGTGTAAATTGTCTCTATCATCGTTCTGTGCTTGAAATTTCCAATCTTCTCCAAAATCATATGTATTTCCTCGATTGAAAGAACGACAGGTAATTTACGGTCTTTAAACGGCCTCTGAAGGTAATATGTTTTTCGCGGCTGATTTAACACTTTTTCGTAGTAGAATTTAATGGCGTTAATCTGCATATTGATATAGGGTTTTGATGCTGCTATATCGAACAGTGATTCCAGGTAATCGAGAATACTTTGTTTTGAGATATACCGGTAATCTTCGCCATCGAAATAAGCCAGAAAACTTTTAAAAGCCGACAGATAGGATTTTCGGGTACTTTCAGCCATTCCACGAATCTTTAATTCGCGTGTGTAATCTTTTAGCAATTTCACATTTTTCATACTGTAAGTGTTTAGTATTAAGTGTGTTTTAATGGGGGTTGTTTATTCGAGCGTTAGCGTTCAGTTAGCATGTCTGATAATATCTGCTCAACTGAATCGCTAAATATATGTTTGCTTTGTCCGTAGTAAACCATAAGCTCCTCCATGCTAACCGTTCGCTTCGCAACGCTAACAAGCTGTATAATTAATGCTTTGTTCTCGTCCGTAAGGTGCTGCCATATACTCTCTTTGTCTTTTAGGTATTCTAAAGTTTCACCTAATTCAAAGTTTATCATTTCCCAAAATATTTGTTCTTGTTCATCCATCGCTCAGTAATTTTAATGTTTATATCTCGTATTTAATTCTCTGCAAATTTGGTAAAGCACACTAATCATACAGCCGTACCGGTAATGCCTAAAAAGGTTATTACATAACTTTGAAATCGAAGAATTAAGGCACATACCGCTAACACGTTGTATAAAACATGCTTGCGGTCGTACCTAGTTCAATCTTCGGTGCGTAATTGGAGCAAAATAATAATGCCACACGCACAACTACTTTCCATAAAGTTCGCACTTATCAATTAAGTCTTGCAAGTCCATAATTCTTGCAGCTATCATTTTCGGCAAATACTTTATCATTTCAGTTTTACGTTCTCCACCAACCATACTTCCTTCATCTGTAAATCCATCACACATAGATAGAATGCCGAAAAGTTCGTTTCTAATCTCTCTTTTTGTCAAAACTCTGTTATTTTCCATAATAGAAAGGGTTTTACAAAGCCCGCCCAAGGCATTATTATTTTTTCTCTAGTATCAAGTTCAGTAGGATATTTCGCACGTTTCATACAACCATACGTTAGCGCGCATTTTAAGAAGCGATTAATAAGTTCGATACTCAATATTAAAAACGTTCGCTTCGCCGCGCTAACATGTGGTATAATGCAAAGCTGTTCGGCTCATTGTAGTAACTGTTCTGCAAACTCGGAACAATTAAAAACAAAAGCCAACACACATATTAGTCAAATTCACCTTGCTCTATCTTCTCTTTGTATTGGTTCAGTACAGTTATTACTTTCTCTTTTCCGTATCCTTCCAAATGTTCACGGGATGCAGTTATGCAATCTTTTATTGTTTTTCGGTGAAGCATCAAGCAAAATCCAGTTTCCTCATGCGTAGCAGTATAGCCAGTTTTTGTTTCATGTCTTCTAGTTACATGGAAGTTTTCGCCAAATACTTCAAATTTGGCAAATGATTTAACTTCCTTTTCTCCCATATTGGTTCTTATAATTACTGTTTCCATCTCTATTTTTGTTTTTAATTAGTGTTTCAAATAAACTTTCGTGGTGTGCCACGCTTCGACATCATACCACTATCCGTTGTAACACATTAAAACGTGTTTACAACAAATTAATATACTCCACTATGGAGGGCCTATGATACGTTGAAGGTTTGATTTTACTTTTACAGTAGTATGCTTTTCGAGGCATTTAATAAGAGCGTTAACCTTTTCTTTTGAAGGTTCGGGAACGGGTCGTTTGGCATCGGAGTTGGCCCCGATATTTACCTGGGTAGCCAAACAGGTTTCTATTAATGTATCGAATTGATGAAGATCAAAATCCATTATTGGCTCGATGGTAACATAGAGTTTTTCGTTTGGGTAATTAAATCCGAATTCGTGAGCAATTTCATTCATCCAGTGGGCGCGATCTTCGGGTTTTGGGCAATCGCGCATTTCGGTAGTGTAGTGCCGGTTGGTTTCTATTGTTGTGCACAATACAAAATCGAGTGCCTTTAGTTCGTTTTGAAAGCTGAGTAAACGTTTTGGGTTTTTTGTTTGGAACAGGTACTTATTATCAAAACGCATACAATACAACAGTATCTTTTCAATTATTTCGCTTGGAACAGCTTCGGCAAATAAATCGCTTTGGGCGCAAACGAAAATAAAGTTTCCGGATCCGAGGTTTGTTTGTAACTCGCTTTCGTACAAACGTGGTTTACCCGAATACTTTGATTTTATACCGGGCCAACGTTTTAATTTGTTTGTGCTGCAGTAAGAGCATCGATGAGGACATTCGCCGCCCAGAGGGTTCCAGGTATGAGTAACCCATGGGTACATGTTTCCTTTGCTTTTGTTCATGATGGTTAAGATTTTAAATGTAATTCTTGCCCCGTAATAGCAAAATAGAAGTTTTGCAATTGGTGAACATATTCGATTGGATTGATATAATGATCGCGAAGTTCAAAAGTGTAGTGTTTCTGCGCTTCGAATAATTTACCGGGCTTACAGAGAACAAAGCTTAATATCATTCCATCTTTATAATCGATGCCAATATAACCGGGTTTATATTCTTTATCGTCGAAACCAAACTTTCGCAACCATTCTTCAGTTAGTGGTATTGGGTTAATCAGATCGAAGGTGTGAGAATAGTATTCATTTCCTTCTTCATTGATCCATTGCGATTCACAGAATGAATAATCATTCTTTGGAGTAGTGTTAATTGCGGTGATACGATGTGTTGTTTTCTCGTAATCCACCAGATTTCCAATTCTTAATTCGTTTGATTCCATTATAGTTTAAATTCTTTAATTGATAAATCGTTGATGAGGTTCTGGAGGTGGTGAAGGAAGTTTCCTTCGGCTATTATTTTATCCGATCCGCACATACATAACCAGAACATATCTTCACCGTCGTAATTAAGCATGAAATTACTTTCAGGATAATAGAATTCTACTTTGTTTATCTTTTTGAATCCAAGCTTTTCAATACGAAATTCGTTAACTACTACCGGGCGTAATTCGGAACGTTTACGCAGCTCCACATAATCGCCGTTTACTGGATGATGAAATACTACACGGCAATAGTTTTCTGAAACTGATTTAATAGTTACCTGCACTGGTCCGGTTGTAACAATGTTTCCGGGGCGTAGTTGATCGGCAGGTATTTCGGGCAGATCGCGGTAACGTAGGCTCATGATTCAACAGGTATTGCTTTAGTGGTTTCTTGATTATTGAAATAACTACTGTTGTTATTTATCGTTTCATCAGTGTAGACACCGGCCTTGTTTTTATCGCTTGTGTATCCGGAGGAATCGGGCCTCCACCAACAGCCGTGATTTATACTCCAAACCCGATATAACTTTACATCTTTAAGTTTATCGCGAAGGACAATACAGCGTTCGTAGTTTTGTTGATCAGCTGCTTTTTGTAATTCGGAATGAAGTCTTTGAATTTGCTGATTGTGCGTTAATGGCTTACGATTTGGCAAGTCGGGTGAATAGTCAAACAGATGAAATGAAGCAATATTGTGACGTTCTCCGTTGATTAAAACCCACCACATATTATTGATATGGTGCCATACTTCACCGATTAATAATCTTCGTTTACTATTGTAAAAAGCTTTTATCTCGCCACAAATGATTTTCTTTCCATTGGCATCTTTATCGTTATAGCACATGCCAGGTTTATCCATGTATTTTGCAATATCCTGCAAGCAATAAATATCTGGTCCATGAACATGAGGGTTTTTCTGATTATCTTCAATGATCTTCTTAATATCAGATAGCGGCTTTTCAATGACAACATTAACGCCTTTCTTACGGGCATATTCAGCAAGGCGTAATACTTCGTTTCTGAAAGATAGTTTGATGAGGTAAGGCATCAATTCATACTTTCTGAAATCGTACTCGCCTCCACTTTTATGCTCTGTATTAATGTTCTGATAGAATTCAATATTAAAGCCAGTTGGAAATCTCTCGGTTTTAAATTCGAGGTTATTTTTGATTCCATACTTATGATCTTTTGTAAGGCATCGATATTCCTTCAGTATGCGAGGATCGGCAGTCACATGAAATCCTCTGCGAGATAAATACCCCAAAATATGTTCCCATAACTGGTAGTGAGGATTAAGATGATCGTCTTGGAAATTATAGCACTTCGATTCTTCATTTCTGAAGTATATAGTAGTTCTGTGAGTGCTGATTGTGAGTGTTCCTTTTGCTAAATATTTTTTCATACTATTTCGTGTAAATAAGGTGAATCGCCATAAAGTTGAGAAGCACAGGTTCCGCAGAATCCAAATTCTTTAACCTTTGGGTGTTTATAGCCACACCTGGGGCATATCTCCGGGTCGGTGAGGTAATCCTTGTTAATTAGTCGCTGTTCGCGAATACGGAATTCTTCTTCCTCTTTGCGAACGATAATTGTTATAGCCCGAACAGCTAAGAATCCGGGAATACTGATAACTGCCAGAATTAATAGGATAGTGAGTAATGTGTTCATTTTGTAAATATTTTAGGTTGAAAAAATCCGAGTGCACCTTTACAGGGAGTGAAGGGTAGAGGATGAGGTTTTTCGATAACAAAACCATTGGGACCTACGAACCAGGGCGAATCTGATTTTTGTACACAGTCGGTTATTGTGGCGTAACCGATAATGCCGCCTGTTTCTATATTTTCAGGAAAACGATCAAACCAAATTATTGGGGCTTCTTTACCCACCTTCACTATATGATCATGAAAGGCTTTAAAATCAGTTTTACATGAGGCATGAATAAGAAACAATCCTCTGAAATTTTTAAGAGTGTTCCGGTTCTCAATGTTTTTGTAGCCGTTGGTAATTAACCATGCCCACGGTTGACGGATGGATAGTGCCGGTATTGGTTTCATTTCATCAATTTCGTTCTGCTCCATTGTCATTCCACCTGCACCACAACTACCGCATTTAAAATAAACTGTTGTATCGGCTATTGTTGAGACATTTTTTAGTTTACCTGAGTTTGGAATAAAGTCGGCAATCATTGGCTTACCACATTCCGGGCATTGTATGAATTGTTGTTGTTTCATAGAATAATTATTTCAGATTCGTTATTTCGTTCGATATAGGCGAATACATCACTTTTGTTAACTTTCCGCATAACAATCATTTCTTTGTCGAATTCTTGCTTGTAGTGTTCGGCATATTGTTTTGAGAGGGTCCACGATAGTCCTCCATCGGCAGAATCGTTGGTTGCACGAAATACCTTGAAGGTATCGGGTAGTTCGCGCAATTTTTTAGCTTCTTCGGGTGTTGAGAAGAAAAACTGGCTCCGGCGATTGGCTTGCATAAGTTTTCGGAACAGTTCGGAATTTTCAACACTACCGGCAATTATCCAAACCGAGCGCATAAGCTCCCAATAACGTTCGTGCGAAAGCATCCTGCGTTCTTTCAGGAAAATAGCCAGTACTTTTTCAGGATCTCCATCAACATCCCATGCCATCATAATTCGTTTGGTTATTTTCGAATCGCGCTGCAATACCTTTTTGGGTAGGTTAGGGTAGCGGCGTGTCATTGGCACAAGCTCGTTGCTTCCTATTGGTTTAAATGTTGGTGTCATTGTCCTGGTGGTTTAATCCATGAAATCAGGATCGTTAGAATAAATGAATGTCGGACTATCGCCCATCATTTCATCACGAATAGAAACTTTAAACGGTTCGTTTTCGCGGTCGTTATCCTCATACATGGTGATAAACTTTTCATCCCATTTTGATTCGGGAATTTCTTCGGTGGATTCTATTTCGCGGTCGCCAACAAATTCAGAAAATGCCTCTTTTGCTTCTGCTTCATTTTTACCGGAAATGGCATACTCGTAATCGTCTGATTTGAATTTAAATACTTTCATAATATTTGATTTAGAATAGGGTAGGGTGTACTACCCTTTTATTTTTCTGTGATATTTTATTCTTCTTCTTTTTCTCCCAGAACATTAGCGTATTGTAGGAGAATGAGAGTAGCTGTATATGTCCGTAGTTGTATTTAAAGCCTTGTTCTTCCCAACGCTTAATAATTTTGTTTTTGAATCTATTTTGCGACATGTACCAGGCTTTCATGCTACTAATTGTTTGTCGAGTTCGTATTGTATGGTTACTTTGCCGAAAGTCATAAACAGGGCATTGCGCCACACCTGTAAAAGTTCTTTATCGGCTTCAATAGCTTCAATGTCTTTTTGTTTTCCGCGAATGGTAAGTGTTTTGTTTTCGAGTTTTGCCGGCCGGATGAGAAGGAATTTATTGAAGTATTCGGTGTTGTTTTTCAGAATTCCGAACATTACTTTCCATTTCGCAAGCAGGTTGTCGGGGCAATTTATTCCTTCGGTGGTTTGGTTGTCCCAATTTTCGGCAACCGATTCTACTGATACAATATCGAGGCCACGCGCATTTTTCCAATCTACTCCTTCGTAGTGGTTAAAGAAGGCATTTGTAACGGTAATTGGGTTTTTAAAATTCTTGAAATAGAATATTTCTAAAACTGAAAAAAATCTCTGTCTAAAAAGAGAGTTCTTATCATTCTTTATATTCTTATCATTCTTGTTAGGGTCTTGCTGCTGTTCTGCTGCTGTCTCGCTGTTGTTCTCCTGTTGTATGCGCTGCGGTATTGGCTGTTGTATTTCCTGCTGTTCTTTTTTCTGATATTCGTCGAAATTAAGGATTGTAATTATCTGTGTTACAGTCTTTTTGTCAAGTACAATCTGCTGTTCTTCTGCAAGGTCTTTTAAAAACTTTCTAACTTTTGTGCGCGACCATCCCCATCGCTCGGAAAGTTTGGGTTCACTCCAACCTACCTGACCACGTTCGACCTTTACTTTTACATCGCGGATATAAAAGAATCCGGGTTTGTGATTAGCCAAAATTAAGAGGTCGATCCATGCTTGTCCGCGCGAAAATGGTTTGATTAACCAGAGTGGATTTTCGGCTATTTTGCGATATAGTTTTATCCAACCTTCCATATCTTTTAGTTTTCAGTCTCGGTTTGTAGTTGTTTTAAAAAGTCGTACAGTTTAGCCGGTGTCGATAGGTCGATATTATTACCATTGTCCTTTACCATTCCGGGTTTGTATTTGCGTCCAAAATCGAGTTCCCAACAGAAGTATTCGCACCAGGTCATTCCGGCCTTATCGCGGAAAGTATCGCCCATACATTCGTGAATTACCTCCATAAGTGTATTGGTAATAAAATGGTTTGGATAAAGCGTATTGGCACTATCGCTTTCCGGAAATACCTGCGCCAGTAATTCGGCATTTTTACTGTCGAGATCGTTTTGTTTTTGCAGGGCTGTTATTGCTGCTATGAATACTTGTTTTTTCATTGAAATGGTTATTACCCCAAACCCCTAAAGGGGCTTAGTTTTGTGAATAGAATTTTTGCATTGCGGCGATGGTGTTTACCCGTTGTGTTTCTTCGATATTTCCGGGATGAAAAGCATCAAGTTTAAAGCGTAACCAGTATTTTTTCGGACTGGCTTCGAGTTCTTTCAGATCATCCTGAAGGCATTTTTTAGTAAACCCGTCGGTTTCGTTGTCGATGAGGTATTTTAAACGCTCCTGTTCGTTTTTATTCGCTTGATCGATGTTCATTGTAATATGTTTTATTCGAATCGGTGGATTGGATTATTTTCGCTGATATAGCCTTTAATGTTTATGATTTCATCGCGCACGTAACAGCCGCGTTTAAGTTCCTGTATAAACTGAAGGCATTGTTTCCGAATTTCAGGAACATCGTTTAACGTGGGCATCCAATGATAAAGTCTTTTGCGGTCTGAGGCCGAAATAGAGCTTCTAAATTTCTTGGTAAGGTGATCAGATAGTTTATCGCATAATTCGATAATTCTTTGGCTTTCTCCGGGAGTAACATCATTTTTAGGCATTGTTGTATCAAGGAAGTTATACTCTTCACTGGTGAGAATTTCTTTTGCTTCACGATCGATGTGATACCACTGTTTTTCTGATTGTTTAGGAGTGAATAAGTCTGATTCTTTTATCTGATAAAAAAAGACACTGTAAGGCATGTAGGCAATATTTCGCTGAAGCGATTTACGAAGTTGTTGCTTGTGGTATTTTCTGTTTTCTTTATAGAATGGGGTTAATGACTTTTTAGGAATCCACAGATTAAAAGTCACAAATTGATGATAGCTTGCATGTATGCTTACAATTATATCTTTGAACTTAAAATTGTATTGGTAAAGGATTTTATACTCATCACTATTGTCGTAAGTTGGTGTTTTAAATCGTCGAAATAAATACATAAACGATGTTGCTGTATCTAATTCACCTAACTTTTCGGCGGCCAGCGTACGGAAGTCGTTTGTAAGATGAGAATTGTATTTCTCGGGATGATTTATTCTTGATATTTTTTCCATAATTAAAATAGTATTGGATTGTCTTTACTGATAGCAGTTTTAGCGTAGCCAAACTGAGCAATTTCTTCCTGAGCTTGCAGGAAGTTTAAGAAACGTTCTTCGGCAACATCGAATTTGTAAGGATCGATTTCGCAAATGTCGAGGTAGAAGCCCAATAAGTAACAAGCAAAAGCATTGGAGAATGAACCTCCGTGAGTGTCGAGTATTTTGAAACCGGGTTTAGCGAATTTGTTTAAGCAAAATGTGTATAGTTCAACCGGTTTTTCTGTTTCGTGAATCTTCTCCAGTCGTTTAATGTTATCGCCTCCTTTGTTTGAGTAGCGGAATATTTTAGCCGGATAATCGAAAGAGGTCCATGCTATTTCAACCTGTGAAAAGTTTTCCCAGGGTTGTACTTTATCCCAAACCACTATGCAACGGGTAGGAGGCAGGTCGAAGTAATTACCTCCCCAAATAATTTGATTTTTGCTTACGCGAAACAATTCTTTAAAATATTCGGGTGGAGGTGGTTCGCTGTCCCACGAACAATCGGATTGATTAAGAAAGCGGTTGCGGAGTTTACCCCTTCCGTCGTTTAGTCTGTTTTTTGCTTTTTTGCGTACTTTAACAGCAACCGATTCGGCAGGGTACCCATTTTTTGTACGAGTAGGATGTGAGCCCATTGGCATTTTATGTGCTCCAATTGCATATTGCGGATCCACAATAGCAAGATCGTAGTGATTGTCAGGAATATCTTTCATAAAGTCCATACAATCGATGAGGTGCCTATTTATAGTGGGTTTGCTCATTTACAGCTTTTTATTTTTCATTGATATGTAAGAACCAATAAGGCCACCTGTTAACGAGCATAAAACAATAGGGATATAGGACCATCGAAAGTTTGTAATGATTTCGTTCATTGAAACGGCCCCAATGGCAATTGAAACCAACCATGCCAGATGTACAAATGTGCCTGACAATAAAACCTGGTGAATGTTTTTTGCCGAAATAGCTTTAACATTCCATGTGCGACAACCAATAAATATTAGTTGTGTTACGAATACAATAATTGAATAACGTACTATCATTTTATACTGCTTGTTTAAGTTGTTTTTGTTGGTGCCATTTTTGGAAAGCTTTAACGTTGGCTGAAATATGAGCACGAGCCATATTTACCTCTACTGCATTTCCGATAAATTTCTTTTGTTTGGTTTCGGAACCTTTCAGCACGTAGTTTTCGGGAAATCCCATAATGCGTTTTAACTCGGGTATTTTTAACATCCTTCGCTTAATATCGATGATATAGTGCAAGGCCATGAAAATTCTTATTTCGGTCATTGTTGCGCTTTCCCGGTCCTCGAACAGAGGAACAGCAAAGAATGGCCTGTTTGTTTGTTGGGCGTTAATGATTGAAACAGGAGCTTTATCTTGTCGGGCAACAATTGTTGGCGATGGTTTATCAACTGAAGAAGTAGAGCTTCCCCATCCTGGATTAAACAAAAATGATTTAACGGTAACAAGGTTTTGCTTCGGATTGGCCGTAATTGTTCCAACCGGACGATCAATACCATGAGGTTTCGAGCAGCCGTATTGTTGGTCCATCATTACAATAGTAGTAAGGCGAGGTTTTGGCACACCTGTAATTGCCGGAGAAGGCCGATCAATATCAGAATGTTGTCCACCGCTTGAATAGTAGTTAGTAAAATGTTGAATACGAACTTTAGCAAAACGGTCTTTTGTTGGAACGGTAGGGCATGGCTTATCAATAGAGCTTACATTATCGCCATTTCCGTAGTATGCAGCAAGAAAAGTTGTATTAACAACCGAGAACCTGTTTGCGGCAGTTAATGAACCAATGGGCTTATTAACAGACGTACATTTATTATCGGTATTACCTCCGTTGTATCGGTGTATAAATGCCAGCTTATGATGATCGATTCCAGTAACAGTGTGCGCCGGTCCGTTTATAGAATAACATTTTGATTCGGGGTGTCCTGAATATTCTTTTTGAAGGAATTTGTTTTCGTTTTTAGGTACGAATTTATGCAGACCGGCCAGATAACGTTTAAGCGTATCTTCGCAGTCCATTTTACCATTTCCGTTAAGTTGAAAGATTGAACGGCCTTCATCTTCAAGGTCCAGTACTTCGCGACATGCTTTCCATTTCGGAAGATCGGGGAACAATCCGTTATTCTTTGGGTTTTTGGTATGTGTATGCTCTGCCCATTCTATCGGTAGCCCTTTAGTAAAGAACTTCCCGAAATACCTGTTTCGTGAAGTAAATCCTCCGAAGTTTGCAGAGTTTTGCATACGGCTATCGTAACGATAACCAAGAGCATTTACGGCGCGGATAAAACGTACATAGTCGCGGCCTTTTAAACGTGATATTGGTTTTCCGTTTTCATCAAGTGGACCCCATGCTTTGAATTCTTCTACATTTTCAATCTCCAGTCCATCCGGTTTTAACATTTGTAAATAGCCCGGACCTTTTACATATCGTTTGTATCGTTTCGACCATTTACGGTATAAAGTCCAAGCCAGTGTGCGACTGTCGGCATCGCGGGGTTTTCCTCCTTTAGCCTTGCTGTAATTTGTACACTCTAAACTTGCCCAAAGAATGATAAGACAACCGGGATGTTCTTTTCTGAGTTTTTTAACCAGTATTTGAAGTGCTTTAATTACTTCAAAATCGCGAACATCTTCAATAAAGTGTAAACAATCGGGGTGATTGGCTTTATGACTTTCAATTGCTTCTGAATCGTGGTTTACACATGCAACAACTTTAACATTGTCGTTAACCAGGTGAATGCCGGTTGTTGTACCTCCTGCACCACTGAACAGATCGATGTAAAAAATAGGTGGCATATTGTTGTTTGTTTTATTTTTGATCAAGGTGAATTAAGCTGCCTCATTAACCTCGCGGCGAATTGTGTTGAATTCTTCGGAAGTAAATACCCATATGCGATTTCTCGACAGGTATTTATAGGTAGCTGCTATTTCTAATATTTCGTGCCGTAGGAGCTTTGTATTTGCCTTTTGGCATTCGGCATGAAGCTTATGTAGTTCATGTACATATTTTTGTCCGTGACGGGCGATGAGGCCCTTATTGTATCCTTTTTGGTTACTTCCGAGCAGTGCATTACAATGGTGGCATTGTCCGTGAATATTTTCGGGCATAAGGCGCATTTCGGGAGTGGAACCTACTGAATAGAAATGACCGGCTTCTTCAACCTTTCCGTGATCGCACGATATACAGCGACCGGCATAAAGCGCTTTATCGCGTTTCCGGATGTACGGATTAACCATTTTTTGCTGAACGTGCTGAATTAACAGGTTGGTAGGAAGTTCGTACCATTTGCGGCCTTTCTTACGTACTTTTGGTTGCGAATTATTTACCTGAACGTTGTTAACCGTTGGTTTAATTCGAATTTGTTTTTTCTGCCGTTTAAGTTTTGGGTAGTTGGCGTTTATTGTTTCGGCTCCGCGACCACCGGAACCGGCATCTTGTTTGCGTTGTTCGGCCAGTTTTGCCCTGCGTTTCTCCTGGTATTTCTGTGCAGACTTTTGCTGCTTCTCCAGTTGCTTTTTATTTTCGCAACAATTACAGCGTACAGGTCTTATACTTGTATAGTTTGGATTCCAACGAAAAGTATTATTACAGTCTGCCTCTTTGCAGGTAATTTCTATTGTTTGTTTAATTATTGCAGCCATTTCGCGTTGTTTTTTATTTTTCTTTTTCCGGGCCATCAGTAATCCAGTTCCTCGTCGTTTAATGTTGAGTAAGTAGGTTCGTATCGTTCAATGAATATTTCGAAGCGTCCTGTTCCGGGTAGAAAATGAAAGTGCAGGTCGGTAGGCTTTTTAACTGCAGCAACCAATTCGCATAAAAGGATTGTTGTAGGTTCGTCGGCCCACAGGAATTCGGTTACATAGAAATCATCATTCTCGTAATAATGTACTTCGAAACCTCCCGAAAGCTGCTCTACAAAGTTGCGTAGCTTCTGTTTGGGATGAAATTGAATAGATCCGGTAAATGGAAGCAGGTGAAGCGAAGTTCCTCTGCAGCTTTTTGTATCGGGAAATACTTTTTGTAATTGATCTGAATCCATAATAGTTGTTTTAGTTTTTTACTTTAAAGGTTGATTAGGTTGTTAAACTCCCCCGACCGTCGCCAGGGGAGAAACCTAAACCAACTACCTAATGGTGCGCCGAGTGGCGCATTATCTTTAAAAAAGGGCAGCTACGTTCTTTAAAGTTTATCTCGATAAAAAGACTTTTAGAAAAGCTACAAATCCAAACCCCTATTTGTAGATGCGACGCTTTTTGTGTAGTAAGTGCTACCCTTTTTTGTTGTCAAAATTTCAAATGAGCTACGAGCCGTTAGCTACAAGCTTTTAGTAGCGAGGGAGGGATTCGAACCCCCGACCTGTAGGTTATGAGCCTACCGAGCTGGCCAACTGCTCTACCTCGCGATGTTGCCCGGAATTGTCCGGGCTTTCCCTTCTTGCAGCCTCTCAGTGTTCGTTCTGTAAGGGATGAGGCAAATAGTTGCATTGCAACTGTGGTACCGACAGGACTTGAACCTGTACGAACTGATTTGTGACTACTGCTTCAAGAGACTTACCATAGCCAACCGGATCGATTTAGTCGTTCTGGGCAATCAAGTACGCTCCTTCTCTTGTTCCCTGCGTCTACCAATTTCGCCACGGTACCAACCAACCACTTCCGAATTGTTCCTATTCGGCAATCCTCTTGTGGCTGATTATTTCGTTACGGAGAGGTTTGCTACTAATCTTACACCTCTGGTATAATTCGACTGTCCCTCACTATTTACCCCGGATCAGACAGCGTTTCCGGTAGTCGTCATTTATCGTATCTTATGCCCTCCCTTATACTTTTAGTGGAAGATCAACCTCTCCTTTCTGTGTGGTTTCAATATTTTAAAGAACTCTGCAATTAATAGGAAGAAGGGAGTTACTGTTATTCGCTCCGATCTTCCTTTGATTATTGAATTGCTGCTGCGCCGGATACGGGACTCGGACCCGCGACCTTTGGTTTAACACGCCAACGCTCTACCCCTGAGCTAATCCGGCAAGTGGTGGGCCTTAGATTGTTGAAATAAAACAAAGAACCTCTGTTATTAAATTGAATGTGATTTGCCCACCTGTTTAACTTATTAACTTATAAGAACGCCGCCGGTTAACCTATACACCGCGAGGTTGTTATCCTCCATCCCTTCAGGGTGTCCCTCCCCCGAAATATTTTTAGTTCTATTCCTCTTCGGGAACAGGAAATTTCTCTTTAGCTTCTTCTTCCGAAATCAATCCTTCGGTAATGGTTTTTTCTACCGGCACAAAACCTTCGGGTATTTCTGATTCTTTTGGTTCGTATGGAAATACATCGACAATAGGGCTGATAGCCATTGATGTTGTGTGGTATGGAATTACCAGGTATTCCAGGCTTTCATCCAATCGGGCCAAAGCTTCTTTAATATTGTCGGCCATAATGAGGTAATGCGAGGTAATGCGTTTCTCCTTGCCGGCTTCCTCGTCGATTGTTACCAGGTGAATTGTTGCTTTAAACCACCATTCTCCATCATCGTAAGGAAATACCTCGGCAATTCGCGACTTGGTGATTGCATCGATAGCGAATTCACCACCTTTAACTAATTCCTGCATTTTGCCAATGATACGGGCTTCGGCATCGGTGTACGATACTGCATCTAACAGGAATTGTTCTTTCACCATTGTTTCGCTTCCACTTTCGGAAACCTTAAGGTATTTTACCTTAGCTGTGAACCATGTTTGTAGCATAGTATTATTGTTTATTTAGTTTTGTTTTTTCTGCTTGTGAAAAGTGTTGCAACTATTGAGCAACCAATCAGAACAAGTGTTATCCCTATGATTAATGGTACATTCATTACACTGCTGATTTGACTTCGTGTTCGGTGAGATACTTATCTATATTTGTGCGACGTATGAATATAGATTTGCCAATTTGAGAAAATGGAAGCGTACCATTGTTTGGTGTTCCTTTAGTGCGTAAAATATCCACTTGTCTGCGCGATAGTGACATATATTTAGCCGCTTCCTCGGGTGTTAACCATACTTTTGATTGTAGCGCCACTATATCAACAGGTGTTTTTTTGTCGTTTGCCATAATTAATGATATTAAAGTGCATTAACCTTATGCCATATATTGCGAAGCTGACTTTTCTCGGGATCTTGAACCTTTTTTCCTATTTCAGCAATCAGCTTTAATACTTCTTTCTTTTTGTCTTTTCGTGTGGATTTTTTTTTGGGTTCTACCGGAATAGTATCGGCAACATCCCAAAGGATAGCTTCTGATTTAGTAACCGGGCAGGTAATTCGCCCTTTTTCACGAATTGCGCCCATTTCCTTCAACTCAGTAAACCTTCCGCTTTGGTTGGTTTTTAAGCCAGTTTTCAGAAATACCTGTGATGCGGTTAATGGTCCGAACTGATACAAGCAGGTATAAACCTCCATTCGCCGGCCGGTAATCAAACCATTGGCTTTAATGGAGTTATAAGCTTTTATGGATGTATCGCGTTGCATTACTGAACTCGGGTAACAATAATTACTTCATTTTTGCGGTCGAGGTGAGTTTTAAACTTTACATCGATGTTTAGAGCCACAACCTGACAGCAAGAGCGAACCGATGAGTGTTTTTTTATCGGAAAAGAGGCGGTCCCGTTGATTGATAATTTTCGCAATGTGGGACTAATTGGAACTTTTTGTTGATTGTCTGCGTAAGATGTCATATCTTTATTTACTTATTTATCTATAAAGTTTGTTAGAAAACAACTATGTTGCAATTCTACAAACTAATTTGTAAACAAACAAATTAAAAAGTAATTAATTTTCAACAAAGATGACAAGTATCAAATTAATTATTGATCGGTTGATGCAGGAAACAGGACTTCGAATACATCCAATAGAGATTAAAATAGGCGCCAGCAAAGGTGTTTTGAGCCGCGCTTATAACAATGACACTGATGTTCAGTCGAAGTGGATTATTAAAATTGTAGAGGTGTTTGAAGATGTAGATGCAAATTGGTTATTCAGGGGAGTTGAAAAGAAAACACAAAAAGTTGAAGAATATCAACAAATGGGTGATTTTTCAAACGAGCCCCAAGGATGGTATGGAAAAGAGGTAGAACATTTGAGAAGAATAATAGAAGAAAAGGATAAGCGACTTGAAGAAAAGGAACGAACCATAAATTTATTGATGAAAAATTAAACTAAACGATGAGCAATAAGAGTAATCGAAATATTATAGCCGCAATAATACTGGCAATAGGATTAATAACATCGTCGGTAATTTATGCCTATTCAACAAGGTATGAGGTTATTGAAAGCGGTTTTGCAATTGTTGATAAATGGACCGGAATAATCAGGCCAGTTGATACGGAGTAATGTTAACCATCAAGTAAATTATTATGAAGAAAATTACTATATCATTTTATTTTCTTGTTGTTATCTTGTTTGTAGGATGTGCAACAGCTAAACGAATTAATTCCCTGTCTCCGGGAATGACAAAAGAAAGTGTTATAAGTGCAATGGGTGAACCAAATAGCTCAAGTGTTACAGGTAATACCGAGTATTTGCATTATAAACTATCAGAGACGAGTGATGATGCTTTATATGGTTTTTATACCGACTACTACGTGAAGGTTGTTAATGGCAAGGTAGACAGTTATGGTCGTTTAGGTGATTTTAATACGACCAAAGATCCAACGGTTAATATTAATACAACCAGCAAGACCGAACAAATTACCAATACAGATAAAATGTATGATGAGTTAAACAAGCTAAGGCAATTGCTGGATAACGGGACAATCACGCAATCAGAATTTAATAAAAAGAAGCAAGAAATTTTAGATCGTTATTAATTAAGCAATGAATAGAAATGATCGACTATTTGAATTCTTAAAATCAATTGGCGAAAGTCAGGTAGATTACGGAAAGACTGTAAAAGCTTCGCGCCAGCAGGTAAGTAATTGGAAAGCCGGAAAGCCAATACCTGATAAATATATGGTTAAAACAATTGAGAACTATCCTGATATTGATGCGCGATGGTTGATTACAGGTAAAAGCAGCGCCGGTGATTATGGTATTGAGGTATTAAAAGATAAGATATTGAATTTAACAGAACAATTACTGGCCGAGAAGGAACGTGTAATTGATCTTCAAGCTAAATTAATACCGCAGGAATGATTTATACAAAATGGCACTAACTTTAGTCTAAGCCCCGTAAAAATCGATAATATTTACACTTTTTGGCACTATTATTTAATAGCATTTAATACTTTTCTGTTGGCATTATCAACCTTTGAAATGTCTCTTTCAATATAAATACTGGTAATTTTATGAGCCGACTGGTGCCCGAGCGCTGCGGCAATGGTATCTTCGGGTATATTTAACTTATGGGCTATTGTTGCCCACGAGTGCCGCGAATAGTAAGTAGATAAGGGCTCTTGTATCTTTACTGATTTTGCGGCTGCCTTTAACTTCTTGTTAATCTCCTTTTTTATCGAATCGTAGTTTTGGTATCGTTCGGCTAAACAGATGAGGTATTTTTTACCTGAAAGCTTTTTAATAAGGCGCTTGGCTTCCGGCTCCAGTTTAATAGAGTATTCGGTACCAGTTTTCATTCGTGTGTATTCTAACCGGCCTCTTTTAACGGATGATTTCTTTAAATAAGTAAGATCCTTCAGATTTATTCCGATAAGGTAAAATTGAAGCATAAAAACGTCTCTGGCAAGATGAGGCACACCATAAAGCTCTGCATCTTTGAATGTTTTTATCTGACCGGCAGTAATATTTCTTTTCCTCGTTTTTGCCTTCGGTATTTTAAAGCGCCGAAAAGGATATAATTCAAGACCTATAACATCATCATCGATAGCAGCGTTAAAAACAGCTCTTATGTTTCGAAGATGAATAGCTGTGCCATTTGTGGATTTATCGTGCCACGATGTAAAATCACGCAGGAATCTTGCATTAACATCTGAAAAGGATAATCGGGAAGAATTAAAGTTTTGTAGAATTTTATAGGTTCGTTTGTAAATGGTTGCTGTGCTCTCGCCTTTAGTGGTAATGTAATACTCGAAATAGGTGTAAAAATCGTACTTCTCTTTTATTTTAGATGATTGGTACTTTGCTTTTATTTGAGCAGCACTGAGGGCGTTTATTTCGCCGGTAGTAGATAGTTTGTTTATAAACGTATAAAGATCGCTTAGTTTGGTTGCGAGTTGAGTATTTTGAAATGACGGGTTATCAATTCCAGGAGCTCCCTTTTTAATTAGCTTAACAGGGTCCCAATATTCCTCGGGTAATTTAATTTCTGTTGAAATATGGGCATGAGTAGACCTGTTTCCGATAACAAAAACAAGCGGGTAAGAGTTATTTTTCTCATCTTTTGACTTGTAATTTTTGTTTAGTTTGAGTTTTACTGTTGCCATATTGTGACGTTTTTGTGACGTTTTTTATTAAAAACAGTTAAATATAGTTCCGTGATATTCTATAAGAGCAAAGATAAGAATAAAAGATTTATATACTAAAAAACCCTGCCAAACCTTAGTTTTAGCAGGGTAATTAAGTGTTTTTGAATCTGTCGGGATGACAGGATTTGAACCTGCGACCCCTGGTCCCCCAGACCAGTACGCTAACCGGACTGCGCCACATCCCGAATCAGGATTGCAAAAGTAAGTTTAGAAATTATTATTACAAAACTTTTTCTTTCTTTAATCTACTATTTTATTGAACACATAGAATTCAGCTATCATTACTTCATTATTATCGATTGAATTTATGACAATCAATGAGGTATGTTTTGTATTTTTGTGCAACTAAAAATTTAAATGATGTTTAAACCACTTGATATTAACGATAACAACGAGAATAAAAACATTGAACCAACTGACGTTGAAAAGGTAAAATGTTTGATTATTGGATCGGGCCCTGCAGGTTACACTGCTGCAATTTATGCTGCACGCGCTAACCTGAGTCCGGTAATGTACGAAGGATTACAACCGGGAGGTCAGTTAACAACAACCACCGAAGTTGAGAACTATCCGGGTTATCCGGAAGGTGTTACCGGCCCGGTAATGATGGAAGATCTGAAAAAGCAGGCCGAACGTTTTGGTACCGATGTACGTTGGGGAATGGCAACGAAAGTTGATTTCTCGGGCGATATTCATAAAGTGTGGATCGACGGCTCGAAATTGATCGAAGCCGAAACGGTGATTATTGCAACCGGTGCAACAGCAAAATACCTTGGACTGGAAGACGAAAAGAAATATGCCGGAGGTGGAGTTTCTGCCTGTGCAACCTGCGACGGATTTTTCTACAGAGGGAAAGATGTGGCCGTTGTTGGTGGTGGCGATACTGCTGCTGAGGAAGCTATGTACCTGGCCGGTCTGTGTAACAAAGTATACCTGATTGTACGTCGTGATGTGCTTCGTGCATCACGAGTGATGGCCGAGCGCGTGAAAAAAACACCAAACGTAGAAATACTTTGGAAACACCAAACAAAAGGATTGGTTGGCGACAATGGTGTGGTTGAAGGTGCAACATTGGTTAAAAACCATGGAGAAGAAGGGGAAGAGGAAGTTAATATTAAAATTGACGGATTCTTTTTGGCCATCGGTCACAAGCCAAACTCTGATATTTTTGCTGAATACCTTGATACCGACAATGTAGGTTATATTTTAACCCAACCGGGAACATCAAAAACAAAAGTTCCCGGAGTATTTGCCTGCGGCGATGTGCAAGACTCGCAATATCGTCAGGCGGTTACTGCTGCCGGATCGGGTTGTATGGCTGCAATTGATGCAGAGCGATACCTGTCGGAAAAACATTCGTAA